CTGAATTAAGATTAACACCTATCTTGCAACAACAAGGTAATCAAGTTTTAACAGCAATAACTCAAATGCGAAGTATGACAGAGTTTGGTAAAGGATTAACTGAAGCTCAAAAAACTCAACAACGATCAATGGAATCTTCCGATAAAGCAATGGCAGGATTAAGACAATCATTCCAAAGACTAGCAAATATATTAATCACTATGTTAGCACCAGCTATTGAATTTATATCTGGAGGATTTAATCTAATAGCAGGTATGTTAGAAAAAGTTACTAGAGGTGGAGATAATAGTTTACTAGGATTTGGATTAGCAATAGGTGGAGCAGTTTTAGCCATAAAAGCATTAGGAGTTGCCGCAACATTATTAAAAGGTACGTTCGGTATGCTAGGTCGTCTTGGTGGAATTGGTAGAGCAGGTGGCGGTGCTGGTGCGATGGGAATGACTGGTGCAATGAGAGCCGCTGGAACACCTGGTGGAGCCGCTGGAGTAATAGGCGGTGGTGCGGCAATTGGTGCTGGCGTAGGCTTAATGGGATTATTAGGTGGTGCTGGTATTGGTGCTGGTTTATTTTTAACTGGAAAAGGTTTAGGAGTTGTAGCTGAAGGTTTAGAAAGAATTACAAGTATTAAAAAAGACGATTTAACTCAAATTGTAAAAGATATTGGTTCACTAACAACAACGTTTGTAGATTTAAATGCCAATTCTGGAGAATTTTCAAGCAATATGGCAACGTTTGCATCTACCATAAATGAAGCGGCAAAAGGACTTGACACAGCTCCAATTGTAGAGTATACTAAAAACTTAAAGGAATTAGGAGACAAAACTTTGGAAGTTAATTCAAAACTTGCATCTACAACAGCAGGCACCGGGAAGGTTACAGGAGATAAGCTAGATTCGTTAAATAGTACTATGCTTGAGATCTTAATGGTATTGACAGACAATACAAAGTATGCTAGAATTACTTCTAAGAAAGATTTTGAAGGCAATTTAATGAAAATAGTATAATCATATGAGTTGGAAAAAATATTTTACGCAAGTACCGGTTAGAAATTCACAAACAGGACAAATGAGTCCCGTTGGTAGTTCTTCAGGTATGCCTACTGGTCCAGCAAAAACTAATTATTCATCTTTTTTACCTGATGTTTATAGTGGTGCACCTAATAGAATTGAAAGATACGGTCAATATAATGTAATGGATCTTGATTCTGAAGTTAATGCGGCTTTAGATATTTTAGCAGAATTTTGTTCACAATTAAACAAATCTAATGACGTTCCTTTTATATTTCACTTTAAACAAAAAGCAACTAGCACAGAAATTCAAATTATAAAACAATACTTACAACAATGGTGTAAATTAAACAACTTTAACAAAAGAATGTTTAAAATATTAAGAAATGTATTCAAATACGGTGATGCATTTTTTCTTAGAGACCCTGAAACTAAAAAATTGTTTCACGTTGACCCAGCAAAAGTTAGTAAAGTAATTGTAAATGAAAGTACAGGTAAAGAACCAGAACAATATATTGTTAGAGACATTAATTTTAATTTTAAACATTTAGTTGCTACTACACCTTTTCAAACTACAGGAAATATTACTGGGGGAGGTAGTGGATACTTAACAGGTGGCGTTAGAGGAATGGTAGGAGCAAACTTCCAAGACTCTCCAGGAACAAGATTTGCTCATGGACAAAGAGAAATTGCTGTAGGTGCCGAACATATGTTACACTTATCATTAAGTGAAGGTTTAGATAATAACTTTCCATTTGGAAATAGCTTACTTGAATCAATTTTTAAAGTTTATAAACAAAAAGAATTACTAGAAGATGCAATTATAATTTATAGAGTACAGAGAGCACCGGAAAGACGGGTATTCTATATTGACGTAGGTAATATGCCAAGTCACCTTGCAATGCAATTCGTTGAAAGAGTTAAGACTGAAATTCATCAACGAAGAATTCCATCAGCAACAGGTGGCGGGCAGAACGTCATTGATAGTGCATACAATCCTTTATCGATAAATGAGGATTATTTCTTCCCACAAACAGCAGAAGGAAGAGGATCTAAAGTAGAAACACTACCAGGTGGAACTAATTTAGGTGAAATAGACGATTTAAAATACTTTACAAACAAACTTGTAAGAGGTTTACGTATTCCTAGCTCATATTTGCCAACAGGTCCTGACGATAGTCAAGCACAACACAACGATGGCAGAGTAGGAACAGCATATATTCAAGAATTAAGATTTAACAAGTACTGTGAAAGACTACAAAACTTACTTGCTGAAGATTTTAATCAAGAATTTAAAAAATATCTATTAGAAAAAGGTGTTAACATAGATATTGCTATGTTTGATATTAAATTTCAAAATCCTATAAATTTTGCAAGTTATAGACAAGCAGAAGTAGATAATAGTAGAATAGCAACGTATTCTCAGTTAGCAAGTATTCCTTTTATATCTAAAAGATATGCTTTAGCAAGATTTTTAGGTTTAACGCCAGAAGAAATGGCTGAAAATGAAAGATTATGGCGTGAAGAAAATGAATTAGAAGCACAAATTAAACCAACATCTGCGGCAGGTGAATTAAGAACACAAGGAATTAGTACAGCAGGTATAGAACAGGATTTAGCAGGAGCAGAAGCAGAGGCTGAAGAACCAGCACCTGAAGGAGGCGCTTCTCCAACACCTCAACAAGGTGGAGCACCAGTAACACCACCTGGCGGAACTCCGACGCCTGGCGCATAAATATTGATACAATGATATTACGAGAGTTATTTTATTTTGATAAAGACACTATGCAACCTGTAGACAACAAAAGCTACGAGGTAGGAAGTGATGAGTCTGTAATGGGCATTGAAGACACTAGAAAAACTAGACTTTCTTTACGTCAAATTAACAGAGCAAGAAAAGCCGGAGAGTTTCATAAAGAAGAACAAATGAAAGAGTTAGAACTTGTAAGAAATATGTACGGCGCCGCTAATCAACCAGAGATGTAATCTATGTCCGTTGCTTTTGTATTGGGCAATGGTATCAGTAGAAAAGTAATTCCACTAGAACCATTAAAAAATAAAGGTAAAATATACGGCTGTAATGCCATATATAGAGATTATCCTGGCTTATGTGACCATATTGTTGCAGTAGACTCTAAAATGGTCTTTGAACTAGTTGAAAATAACATTCCTAATAAAACTCCAGTATGGACAAACCCCAATAGATCATATAAAAAGTTTCAACACTTAAATTTCTTTGAACCTAGTTTAGGTTGGAGCTCTGGTCCTACTGCTTTACACTTGGCTAGTCTACATAGACACAACCTTATCTACATTTTAGGCTTTGACTTCATGGGTACACCTGAAGGTAAACATAATAATTTGTATTCAGATTCTAAAAATTATAAAAAAAGTTCTGATGTAGCAACCTACCATGGTAATTGGAATCGACAAACTTGTATCATCTTACAAAAAAATGCCGCGAAAACTTATATTCGTGTGGTTGCCGATCGGTCAGATCCTACATTTAAGGCTGTAGATCTTAAGAAATTTACAAATTATCATGAATTAAAAGTTTCTGAATTCAAACAAAGATACAATCTATAATTTTTGTTCAAAAAAGGGCCTGTTGGGCCTGTTTCGACTAAAAAATAACGATTTTGTGTAAATAAATGGACGGACAGTCTAGAATACACTTAACAGGAGAAAAAAATGTCAGATAAAAAAGAAAATACATCTGTAAAAGCTGAAGCTGTGGAAGGCCCTAGTAAATTTGAGCAAATGCTTGAAAAACTAGTTGCTGATGACAGAACAGGCGCGGATGATCTATTCCACGAAATAGTGGTAGAAAAATCAAGAAGCATTTACGAAGACCTTTTGGAAGATGATCTTAAAGAAATTGAGACACCAGAGGCTAGTAAGGACGAAAAAACAGCTGAAGCTGTAACATCTGAAGATAAAAAAGAAGATGACAAAGCAGAAGCTGATGAAGATACAAAAGAAGCTACAAAAGAAGACGACAAGGAAGAAAAAGTTGAAGAAGTTGCTAAAGAAGATGATAAAAAAGACGAAGTAACTAAAGAAACACTTGTTGACATACAGCCAGTTGAACAACCGGCTCCAGAAGTAGCAACAACACCAACTTCAGAAATAGGTATTGGCGGTGACGCAACAGACGACATGGTCGGTGATATTGAAGTAGACGGTGACAAAGATAATGGCGACGAAGCGCCTTCAGGTGAAGAAGACCTAGAAGATCGTGTAGTTGACTTAGAAGATGCAATCGATGAGCTAAAAGCTGAATTTGACGCAATGATGTCAGATGGTGGCGATGATGCAGAAGCTCCAGCAGACGACGAAGCTGGTGATGACGCAGAAGGCGACGACGATGCAGAGGGAGAAGCAGAAGCTACTTCCGAACTTGCAGGCAAAGAGCAAGAAATAGGACTACCTAAAGTAGAAAGTAAAACAGTTGAAGCAAAAGCTACAGCAACTCAATCACCTAGAGAGCAAATGAGAGAATATGTTAATAAAGTAACAGCATCTAATACAGATGGTACTGATAATAGCAAATCTCCAGTTAATGCAGACGGTGGTAAAGGTTCAACAGCAACAGCATCAGCGCCAAGTACTTCTACTAAAGAAGACTCAGGTAGTAAGGCACCTAAAGCAGGTGACTTATCTGGTGGAAATATAAACACACCAGGTTCTAGTGCAGGCTCTAAATTAAAACCAGCAAAGGCCAACAAAGCTGACGGAACTGATGGTTCTGCTAAGAAATCAGCTATTGGCAGTTAATAATAATAAGACAAGTAGGACATAGTATAGATGATATCTTTACGTGAGACACTGACCTTCGACCAAGCTAAGATTGTCGTTGAGTCCAAAGATGAAAAGAGCGGGAAGTCCTTATACATGAAGGGCATTTGTATCCAAGGTGGCGTTAAAAACGCTAACCAACGGGTATATCCTGTTAGTGAAATCCAACGGGCTGTCAGTACACTCAACGATCAAATAGAAGGTGGTTATTCAGTTCTAGGTGAAGTTGATCATCCTGAAGGTCTTACAATAAATTTGGACCGTGTGTCCCATATGTTATCAAGTATGTGGATGGACGGACCTAACGGATACGGAAAACTAAAAGTATTACCTACGCCGATGGGGAAACTAGTTGAAACAATGCTTAACAGCGGAGTTAAATTAGGAGTCTCATCGCGTGGTAGTGGTAATGTTCAAGAAGACGGCATGGGACCTTATGGTTCAGGTGAAGTTAAAGATTTTGAAATCATTACAGTTGATATCGTAGCTCAACCAAGTGCTCCGGGAGCCTATCCAACTCCCATTTATGAGCAATTATTGAATACTAGAGGTGGATATAAGGCTTTAAACATGGCAAAAGACAACGAGGCACAAAATTATTTAAAGGATTCGTTAATTAACATAATTAACAAACTCCAATAACATAAGGAGAAAATAATGTTAGATGCACTAAAATCACTTTTTGAGAACGAAGCAATATCAAAAGAGATTAGAGCGGAAATAGAGTCAGCATGGGACAAGAAAGTTAGCGAAAGCCGACTGGAAGTTACTGCGGAACTTAGAGAAGAGTTTGCAAAGAAGTATGAGCACGATAAAGCAACATTAACTGATGCTGTAAATGCCATGGTTCAAGAAAAACTTGAAAAAGAAATCTCAGAGTTCGCCGATGACCGTAAACAACTGGCAGAGCAAAAAGCCAAGTATGCGGTTCATATGAAAGAACATTCAGATAATTTGAAAAAGTTTGTTTTCGAACAACTTAAATCTGAAATTGCTGAACTACACGAAGACCAAAAAGTTATGGCAGGTAATTTTGCTAAACTTGAGGATTTTGTGGTTGACGCTTTATCTAAAGAAATTGCGGAGTTCCACGAAGACAAGAAAGACGTTGCTGAAACAAAAGTACGTCTAATTCGTGAAGCAAAGGCACATTTTGAAAAAGTAAGACAAAACTTTATTAAGAAAGGCGCTGAAAAAGTATCGGAAGTAGTTGGTAAACACTTGAAAAAAGAAATTTCCCAACTAAAAGACGATATTGATGCATCACGTAAGAACGACTTTGGTCGTAGATTGTTTGAGGTTTATGCAGGAGAATATACTAATTCATTCTTGAATAGCAAATCTGAAACATCTAAACTTTTAAAAGTTGTAGATATAACAAAACAACAATTAGAAGACGCGAAGAAAACAGCCGGAGATAAAGAAAAGATTATCGAATCTAAACAATCAGAAATCGATGGTCTTAAAAATAAGGCTGAAAGAGAATCTGTAGTTAATGAGTTAATTACACCATTAAACACAGAACAAAAAGAAATAATGACGAATTTACTGGAGAGCGTAGACACTGGAAAATTGCGTAAGCAATTTGACAAATATATGCCCGCTGTAATAAACGGTAGGACGCCAGCGAAAAAGGCAAGCTCAAGTATAGGCACAGAAATAACAGGCGATAAAATTGAAAATAACATTGGTAATGTGAGTCAATTCAATAGAAATATTGTAGATATAAAAAGACTCGCAGGAATCTAAAAAGGAGAAAAAACACAATGTCAGAACTAACAGAAACACGCTGGCAGGATACAAAGAGTGCGTTACTTGAAGGCCTAGCAGGCAATAAAAAGTCTGTAATGGAAGCAACCTTAGAAAATACTAGAAAGTATTTGGCAGAGGCGGCAACAGCTGGAGCAACTTCGGCTGGTAACGTAGCTACTTTAAACAGAGTGATCCTACCGGTAATTAGACGGGTTATGCCGACTGTAATAGCTAACGAATTGGTTGGAGTTCAACCGATGACTGGCCCAGTTGGTCAAATCCACACACTAAGAGTTAGATATGCTGATGCCAACGACGCAACAGGTGGCGACAATGACGTTACTGCAGGCGAAGAGGCATTATCACCATTCAAAATAGGTCAAGCCTATTCTGGAGACAAAACTGCTGGAAAAGGTGGCGGAACAGCCGGCTTAGAAGGTACAGGTGGTAACAGACTATCAATTCAAATCTTGAAACAGGTTGTAGAAGCCAAAACTAGAAAATTATCAGCTAGATGGACTTTTGAATCTGCTCAAGATGCTCAAGCACAGCAAGGTGTAGACGTAGAAGCAGAAATTATGGCGGCATTAGCCCAAGAAATTACTGCTGAAATTGATCAAGAAGTAATTAATTCTTTAAGATCTCTAGCACCTACAGAAGAAGCATATGACCAAGCGGCGGTATCAGGAACTGCTACATTCGTTGGTGATGAACACGCGGCTTTGGCTGTAATGATTAACAGAGTAGCAAACAAGATAGCTCAACGTACAAGACGTGGTGCTGGTAACTGGACTGTAGTAAGCCCTCACGCTTTAACAGTTCTTCAATCAGCAACAACTTCAGCGTTCGCAAGAACAACTGAAGGAACTTTCGAAGCACCTACTAACCAAAAAATGGTTGGTACTTTAAATGGTTCAATGAAAGTGTACGCTGACACATACGCGGCTGACGGAACGGCTGTATTAGTAGGATATAAAGGCTCGTCTGAAGCAGACGCGGCGGCATTCTACTGCCCATACATACCGTTAATGTCAAGTGGTGTTGTTCTTGATCCAGGTACTTTCGAACCAGTTGTATCTTTTATGACTAGATACGGCTACGTAGAATTGTCAAACACTGCATCATCTTTAGGTAATGCGGCTGACTACTTGGGAGAGATCTCTGTTGCGAACGTAACTTTTGCGTAATCAACGAGTAGAACAGAATACGAGAAAAGGCGGCTTTCGGGTCGCCTTTTTTCACGATTAAACTACCTTACAACCTTTAATATCTATACACTTAATAAAACAAACCATTATTTTTGATGTCTGTCAAAAATGTATAGTTTTATCTTTCAGAATACCTTTACCTAAATAATGACACGTTCCCAAGTTTAGAGGAATGTAATTTAAATTTGTAAAGGAGGTCCACAATGGATATTTTACAAAAAGTTAAAGGATGGGCAAAAGGAATTGCTGATGTTGGTGTATCTTTCATCGCATTAGGAATTGTTTTAGAAATTCTTTTCAACGGTCAAGGTATTCCGTTCTGGCCAAATGTTTCTGTGATAGGAAATGTACAGGGCGTACTCTCTGGATTTAGTGATCAAGGATTACTAGGTTTAGTAGCGGTTTGGATACTATATCATATCTTCAATAGAAAATAATATAGATTTAGATAACTTAACCTAATCTTGGGTGGTACTAATGGTGCCACCTAAGCAATAACTATGATTACTTTATTCATTTTATCAAAACTTGGAATTCAAATATCATTAATCGTAATACTCACCAACATATTCTCTAGCATATTAGGGTTTACTTTTTGGTAAACCAAAACTTGACTTTCTACCAAAATACGTTATAATGTAAGTATGAAAACAATAGCTATATTTTTTCTTTCGTTGTTTGTATTAACAGCTTGTTCAGTAAAAAATCCTGCATTAGATTTAGGTAAAAGATGTATGCAAAAAGGTGACCAAATTGTATATTCTTACCTTTGGGTTTATGACAAAGAAGCTGGAAATAAAGCAACAAAAGAAATGTGCGATCAAATCGCAGAATAAACATAAATGGACTTACTCCAGCCGATCTTTGTCAACCAATCTGGTGAAACATATGAAGCTGGATTAGGCCCAGACAATTCAAGTTATAGTCTTAAAGACATTAACAACAGAATTCAAACAGACATAGACTCTGGTCTAGAAGATTTTCTATTATTCATAACACCTAATAAAAAAACTTGGACACCTGATTGGAAATTCCAAGCAGAAGTTGTAAACAAAATTAAAACAAAATTCCCAAAAATACAATTAAGTGTAGATGTATGTTTATGTTCAACACTACCAGATGGTCATTGTTGCGTATTAGATAAACCTGATACTAGTGAACAATTATTAGTAAGTTTAGGAAAACAATTAGAGTCTGCTGGAGCAGATGTTTTAGCACCAAGTGATATGGGAGAAAATACAGTTAAAAATCTTAAAGCAGAAACATCTAAATTAATAATGGCATATGTAAAATGGAGAAGTGTATTTTATAGTACATTTAGAGATGTATCAGATAGTAAACCTTCTAGTGAAAGAACTTATCAATTAAATGTTAAAAATGAATGGGGTATGACATCACGATCACATCAATATGTGGCCGATGGTGCAGATGCATTATTATTAAAACCTGCAAGTCATAGTATGGATATATTTGGATTAGTTAAAGCAGGAACATACAAACAAGTTGGACTATTTCAAGTATCAGATGAATATGTAGGACTACCTACCATTGCACATCAATTAGAAATTGCAACAATATACAAAAGGGCTGGTGCGTCCTTTTTAGTGACATATGGCGCTAGAAACCTGGTGAAAAAGCTGGTATAATTTCATTACTTGTAAATATTTGTATGATAGAAATAGATTCAAATCAATTGTATGATGAGTATTCAGAATACAGAAACAGACTAAAAGTTTGGAAGAGAAATCATGGCATTTTTATCAAAGATATTCAAAAATTAGAACGAACAGTAGATACATTATTAAATGAAAGATTAGATGAATTAATAATGTTAAGACAAACTAAAAGACAAATTTACCAAGAACGTGCTGATCTAAAACTACAACAAGCAATTAATTCCTTAAAATATTTCAGTAAAATAGAGCTTTTGGCTTCCCTCTCAAAAGGATAAATACAATTGAACTAGACACCTTGTCTAGTCTTATGCAGACACAACTGCGTATAACATAGAACGTTAAAGGGAGAAAAAAAATGGGAAGACCTATCAACAAAAGAAACTTCGGAACTGGTGCAGGCAATATTCAAGTTACATCTTGGAGAAAAGCCGCTGGTGTGGAGTCACAAACAGCTGGTTCAATCGTCAGACAAAGATCAACTAGAAAATTTATGGTTAATGCCAATGGTGCAGAAGAATTAATGACTCTAGTTAATAAGGCACAAGGTGCTTTAGCGGCGAGTGAATTTATCATCAATGCTAAAGACGATGGTGGAACTGCTACGCAAGTTACAAAACTTCGTAACAGAACTGTTCAAACAGAAGGAACAGCTAATTTCAAATATACGTTAAGCGACTCTAATGCGGCTACTTCAGCAGTTAGAACTGTAGACGTAATCTAATAATATAAACTAATAACGCATTGTAAGGGGAAGTTTTCACGCTTCCCCTTTTTGCATAAATAAGTATAATATAATAAGAATATGGGTAGACCAGTTAATAAGAAGCATTTTGGGATCGTTAGTGGTTCAGACAACAATTTTGTTGTTACTGTGAAAGTGGGTACAAACGCAGTTTCGGCAGTTGGGATCATTAAAAGACAGCGTGGATCTAATAAATTTATGGTAGATGATGCTAATGATGATTCCGGAAATGAAGGAATATGTAGGTTAGTTGATAAAGACATTAATAGTTTAAATGATAATGAAATGTCTTTAACAGGTTACATAGGCGGAGCTGGTGACGGAGTTAGACTTAGAAAAGTGTTTAATAAAACCGCAATTGACTTTTCCGGCGTCCGTTATAAGTGGTCAGTTACAGATGACTCAACGTCTAGCCAAATGGTTTTAACTGCGGTATAGGGATTGTAAATGTCAAGATTTATTCAAGTACCAAATGGTGATTATAAAGTAAAAGTCCAATCTGGTGGAGAAATAAAATTAGACACTGGTGTTGGCGTAGGTAATACTAGAATAACAGGAAATTTAATTGTTGAAGGAACACAAACTCAAGTAACATCAAATGAATTAACTGTTAAAGATAATATTATAGAAGTTAATAGTGGTGAAAATGGTGTAGGTGTTACACTTAATCAAGCAGGAATTAGAGTAGACAGAGGAAGTTTAGTCGATGTCCAAATGCTATTTGACGAACAATTATCCTGGAATGATCCCGATTCTCAAACAACTAGAACAGGCGCTTTTACATTTGTAGATGTAAACGGAGCATTATTAGGTTTACGAACTAATAGTATTAGCACCGGTGGACCAATTTATTTTCAACCAGGTGGTTCAGGTTCTTTAAGAGTTATAAAAACAAGTTATGAAACTTACGTAACAGACGATAATGATATTCCTAATAAAAAATATGTTGATACTGAAATAGTTACTCAAATTAATTCTTTAGCACCTGTGTTTATTGGACATAGTGATACAGAAGTAAGGGTAGCTGATTCTACAGGTGGAGCAAATCCAGTTAGTCAAATTACAATGTCAGTTGATGGTGTTGTAAAAGCTAAAATGAACAGCAATTCTTTTGAATTATATAATACTACTGTTGATATTGGTCAAATTAGAATTGAAGATAATATTATATCAAACACCGTAAGTAATGGTGATTTAAAACTAGAAGCACCAGGTACAGGAGCAGTAAAAGTTACTGACTCTTTTGTAATTCAACAAACACCAAGCACTTTAGACCCTGCTACAGACCCAGCATATGATACAGAAGGTGTTAAACTATATTCAAAAGTTCCAGCAGGAGGCGATACTGGGCTTTATTATGTAAATACAAACGATGCTTATGGAGAAATGATCAGTAAAAATAGATCAATTGTCTTAAGTATGGTGTTATAAGGATAAAAATGGCTATTACAAACCACGAAATTACAACAGGACAAACGGTAGATGTGTTATTAGTACCAGCAGGAAAAACTTTTGCAGTAACAGGTTTATTATTATGTAATACTGCGGCAGTAGATCCAGCAGGAGGAAATGATAGTACGTTTACAATATATGCTGTAGCAAATGGTGAAGCCCCAGGTAACAAAAATATTATAGTTAACTCAGTAACACTTCCAGGTGCTGAAACCTTTACATTAGATACAGAAAAATTGATTTTAGCCGCAGGCGATAAAGTTAGAATTTCAGTTGGTGGCGCATCTAATGTTGCTTCGGTTGTAAGCTATCTGGAGGTATAATGAAATTTCTAAAAAGACACTCCTCAAATAAAAGAATGATTAACGGTAAAGGCGTGGTCTACGATCAATATGAAAATATTAATATTGAATCTGTAGGTTCACTGCAAGTTCCTAAAGGAACAACAGCACAAAGACCTACTTTACCTATAGTTGGTCAACTTAGATATAACACAACAACTAAAAACTTTGAAGTTTATGAAGATGTTGGTGGCGGTGGTACAATGTGGAAATCATTTAGATTAAGTGAACCATTTGGAGTAACAGTTCAATCTTTAGGAAATGGAAATGATACAGAAATAAACTTTGGTGTATTAGATTCAAATGACGGTGGTATGAAACAAGAACCAGCTACTCCTCAAGCAGTATTAGTAATGGTAGAAAACGTTTTACAAATTCCAACAACAAATTATACACTTATACAAAATCCTTGTAGTGTTAATAGTATTAAGGTAGCTGTGGTACAAAACTATAATGCTACTGGTGTTGGAGCATTTCAAAGTAAAGATTTAGCATTTGTTGATTGGATAGATAAAGGTTATCACGTAGGTCAACAAATTGTAATAACAGGATCAGCTAATAATAATGGAACATATTCAGTTACAGCAGTTACACAAGAATATTTAAGTGCTAATCAATTGCTTGTTAATGAAACTAACGTAGGAAACGCTCAAATTTTTGTAGACGGTAAAAGTTCAGTAACAACTAATTCATACCCTGTAGGGTTTTATCTTGCATTTGGTACACCTGTACCTACTGGAAAACCAGTAACAGTTATTCATAACTTCGACAAATAAATTATTCCCCAAAATACCATAAATACGTAAAAGGAGTACTATGCCAACAGGTACAACAAATTTAGGTAGAATATCAGGACCATTACTTAAAGAAAATCTGACAAGATCTAGTGATTTAGCTTTTGAAACAGATTTACTTTTCATTGGGCATACTAATAGTAAAATAGGTATTAGAACAGATGCTCCATCAAAAGATTTAACTATTACAGGAACAACAAAAGTTCCTACAGAATTAACTGCCACAAATAGTGCTACAATTGGAAATATGGTATGGGACCAAGATGGTATTAGATCTTTATTAGGTCCTATTACAATAACAACTGGTGCAGGCGGGGCCATAACTTATAAAGAATTAAGAACAGAACATCTTTACTTCACAAATAGTACTATAGGTGCTTATAATACAAATTCAAATATTGAAATTTATCCGGGACCTGGTACTGGAAAATTTGTAATTCCTAGTGATTTAAAATCTTACGGAAGTATTCATTCTACAGCAGATATAACATTTGATGGTAGTGTTTTTATAGGTGGAGATTCAGATGAAGATACTATAAAATTTGAAGGTGACATAACTTCTAACTTAAATGTAGACCAAACATTAACATTTGATGTAGGTGCAAATTTAAAAAGATGGGGATACTTCCACGTAAAAAGTATGCCTGACTTGAATAACATTACTATTGATAACTTTATAAGTTTAAATGGAGTAGCTGTTAATTTAGGTATAACAAACAAATGGTATGTTACTACAGATGGTACTGACGCATTATCGGGTACTCATCCTAACTTTGCATTTGGAACTATTAAACATACATTACAAACTATTGAAGAAAGTACAGCAGGACCACATGAAGTTCACGTTTTTCCAGGAACATATGAAGAAGTTTTTCCATTAGAAATTCCTGAAAATGTTACTATAAAAGGTATAGGTCAAGGAGCTGTTATTATAAAACCAACAGTTGGAACACAAAGTGAATTTGCATTTTTATTAAATGATAGTTGTTCTATACAAAATGTTACTATTACTGGAAGTTTAGGTGGTTTTAAATTTGCCAATAATGCAACTATTGTAAATCAATCTCCTTATCTAGCAGATATTAAATTAAAATTAGAAGACAGTCTTGCTTACGGTATATCACTTAACGGAAATATAACTGATACAAACAGTGAAGATAGTGTATCACTTAAAAATGTATCTATAAAATTAAATCATGCTAATTCAGTAGGAATTTATACTACAGGTGCAGGCGTAAAAGTAGAAGCAATAGAATGTATTATAGAAGGACTAGCTGATAAAGGAATTGAAAATACAGGTGGAGAAGTAAAAGTAATAGGATCTATATTCCGTAATTTAACTACAGCAATTAGTGGAAATGGAGCTACTACTATAGTCAATGCAATAGGTTGTGCATTTGATAAAGTAACTCAAAATGTAAATCCTGTTAATAATGCTAAAATTTATACAAGTTCTTTTGATGAAAAAAATAATTTTGAAGTAGGTGATTTAACAGGAACAAATTATCACTTTGGAATTAATGATAAACAATTTAATTTAAAATCTAGTTCAATAACTTTAACTGATTCACAAATTAATTTTACAGGTGGTGATCATACACATCTTGAAGGTGATGAATTAACTGTAGGTGATTATACTATAACTGATGGTACATTAAAAACTCATACAGGTGATATTAATGTTAAATCTACTGGAACAATTAATTTTAATACTGATACTAAAATTTTAAACAATAACAGTATAACAATATCAGGTGATGGAACTATAGCAGGTTCATTAATTAATCTTGGTGATCAACCTACAGACATTGTAGACTTCAATATGGATATGACACAAGATTTATTACCAGCTGACAATACAATACGAAATTTGGGTTCCGCAAGTAAGCAATGGTATAAATCTACTTTTTCTACTGTAGATTTTGGTAATCTTGTAGTTCATAATAATACTATGAGAACAACAGAATCTAATGCTGACTTAGAATTAAAAGGTAGTGGAACTGGTAATGTTGTTACTGAAGAATTATCATTTGGCACAGGAATTTCTTCTGCAAATGATATAGTTTTTGATACAGGAGCATCAACACTTACAGTTAATAGTACAACAGCATTAAACGTTCCTGTAGGAACAACTGCACAAAGACCTACACAAGATAGAGGAATAAGATTTGACACTACTAGTTCATTATTTGAAACATTTCACGGAGGAGCAACTCCTTTAGGTGGTGTAATAGATGCTGATTTAGACACTAAAATAGATTTAACAAGTAATCAATTTACATTTAAAATAGCTGGATCTAACGTAGGTACTTTAACTGGTACAGAACTAACACTTAATAGATTTGGAAGTCAAGATCAAGTTAATATAGATGACAATACTATAACTGTACCTGACGGAGCCGTAAATGCTCAAGCAGGTTTAGAAGCTAATGGTACTGGTAAAGTAATATTAGACACATCTAACTTTACTATGTCTGGGGGCACTCTTCTTAATAGTGAAAGTGAAAGCGATATTATTGTTACAGGTACGGGTTTAAAAGTAGATAGATTTGTTAAAATAGACGCTCCAGCTATCAAATTTCCATATGGTACTTCTGTAGAACAAGAAGGAAAATCCAACAAAAAACAAGGTGAATTGTTTTGGAATACAGATGTTTCTATACTTCAAGTATGGACTGGAACTGAATGGAAATCTGCTACAGGACAAGCAGAAACAAGCATAACTATAGAAGATTTAGAAGCAATTAACTTAACATATAACTTAATAATTAATTAAGCAATATTCTAGCATACTACAACATAAATCCAAAATCAGTATAAATACTAATAATGTTTAAATCAGACCTTGTTTTAGACAGGACAAACTGTGGTTCAACCCGCAAGGTAATGTGGTTGGTGGGACAAGATCCCCGTGCTAAAGGAGATAGAGAATGGCCGTAGGTCGAATTTCAGGACAGCTCTTAAAGTCCAACTTACTTCGTAATGGAGTAAACCTGGCCTTCGAGACTGATCTTTTATACATTGATGTTAATAATTCTCGAATAGGAGTTAACACTGCTAGTCCCCAGTTTCCATTAGATGTTAATGGAGCAGTACGTACAACAGATTTAGAAGTCACAAATTCAGCAGTTATTAATAATATTACAATTGGTGCTAATTCAATTACTACAACTGCACCTTCTCTTAATATTACTTCACCAGACGGTATTTTATACAACAATAAACTATTAATTGATGATATAGAAATTAGTGGTAACACTATTAAAGCCACAGATTCCAATCAAAATTTTGAAATTCAAACTAGTGGTACAGGTATTGTAGAAGTATTTGGTGATACTTTAGTTAATGGTAATATTCATGCTACAGGTAATATAAGAGCTGATGGCAATATTCAAATAGGTGACGCAGATACAGATTCAATTTCAATTGCGGCAGATTTTACAAGTAACATTACTCCAGATTTAACTGACACATATAATATGGGTTCCGCAACAAAAAGGTGGAATGACGTATATGCAAATAACTTAATTGTAGATAATCTTACATTGAATGGTAACATTACTGTACAAGGTCTTGACTTAACGGCTAGACCAGGAAAAATTTATTATGTTGCAACAAATGGTGATGATGCTAAAACAGGAACTCACCAAAATGATCCTTTTGCAACAGTTTCAAAAGCATTAACAACTGCAACAGATGGAGATTTAGTTTACATATATCCAGGAACATATAATGAAGTTTTACCTTTAACTATTCCTGCTGGAGTTTCAGTAAGAGGTGACGGTATTAGAGCAGTTGTTATTAAACCTCATGGAAGTACACCAAACAAAGATGTATTCATTCTTAATGGTGAATCTACTGTTGAAGATTTAACTATTGCAGATTTTTATTATAATTCTGGTGCAACAGAAGGACACGCATTTAGATTAGCCACTGGCGCAGATAGTACATATTTCCAACTTACAAGTGATATACCTTTAATTAAAAATGTTGCTGTAATTACAAAAGGTTCAGTAACTTCAGGTGCAGACCCTAGAGGTTTTGACCAAGGAGATGCAGGTAAAGGAGCATTTCTTGATGGACAAGTAGTTGGAGGAATTACTCCAGAAGTTAGAGTTAGATTTCAAAATTGTACATTTATTACACCTGGTATGGATGCAATAACAGTAACAAATGGTGTAAGAGTAGATTTTATTAATTCATTTACATATTTTGCAAACAAAGGTATTAATGTTACAGATGGTTCATATGGACAAGGTGGGGACGGAAAAACAAGAGTAAACATAGCAGGATTATCAGGATCTTTTCCAGCACCTAGTGAAACTGCAACTTATTATGATAAAGATGGATCAACAAAATTAGCTGAAGGAACAATTGAATCTGTAGACGCAGGTAATAATTTAGTTGCATTCGATGGCAAAGTTGGTGCGTTTGCTTTACCTTCAACAAGACCTACTAAAACAGTTACAGTCACAGGAACTACAATAGATGGAACAACTAAAAAATATGGAAATGGAAGTTTCAAACAAACAGCTTCTAGTCATAATTTAAAAGTTGCAGGACATACAGACTTTGGTTTTAGTACTGGAAATTTCCAAATAGAAGGTTGGTTATACCCTACATCAGTACAAAGTAATACTTTGTTTACTATAGGAAGTTTAGAAATTGATATTCTTAATAACGTTCCTAGAGTTAAACTTGATGGAAATGTAATTGCAACTGAAAGTGCAGGTTTTAATATTAATGTTTGGACTCACTTTGCTGTAGGAAGACAAAACAATACGTTAAAAATGTTTATTGGCGGAGTTAATGACAGTAACGTAGATGTTTCTGGTTGGACTGCAGATTTAGGCGGTTCAGATGATGTTTATATTGGAAATAGTAATTCACTTAATAATGCCTTTACTGGTTTTATAGATGACGTTAGAATAATCAAAGGTGATATGACATATACAGCAAACTTTACACCACCTAGTGTAGAATTAACAAATACAAATAATAATAATGGTATTACAGCATTAATGTTAAATGCTAATAACTTTTTAGATAATTCTAAACTATTTCAAGATATTAGATTCTCAGGCGGTTCAACAGCTAACGAAATTACTTTAGCTGATTATTCAGACTTTGGATCAGATTTTAGAAGTATATCAAGTGCAAACGTTTATGGAACTTACGGTGTTGTTGCAGATGGTATTGGTGCAAATGTAAATTTAGTTAATCATAATTTTAACTATGTAGGTTCAGGAAAAAGTTTTGCAAATGATGTAAATGAAGTTGTACAAGCAAATGAAGTTGTTGCTTCTACTAATGCAAAAATAAATTATAATTCAGTTGATCAAAGTGGTGGATTTAGACTTGGTGAGCAATTTGCAATAAATCAAGATACTGGTTTAATAGAATTTAAATCTACTGAATTAAAAATAGATACTACTTCTCAAATGTCAATTACTAATGGTTCTAATACTACTGTTTTAGATGGTACTAAAGTAGAAACACCTAAATTAAGAATGAGTGGAACTACTATTGAAAGTTTATCAGGAAATTTAGATTTTAATTCAAGTACAAATGTAATTAATTTATTAAACAATGTTAATGTTACAGGAAATTTAGATGTAACAGGAAATATAACAATTGGTGGTAACATAACAATTGGTGATGAAGCTACTGATACAGTTACTATTACTGCTGGAATAGGAAGTGATTTAATTCCTGCAACAGATAATACTTACAATTTAGGTAATGATACTAATAGATGGAATACATTATTTGCAAATCAAATACAAGTAGATAGTATTAATCTTACAAATAATGTAATCAAAACAACTGATAGTAATGCTGATTTAGAATTAATGGCAAACGGGACTGGCGGGATCAGATTAGAATCATTTAGATTTAATCAAAATATTATTACTAACGATTCAGGAGATATGACAATTACTCCTGCAACAGGAATAGCAAGAGTTGACGGCACAGGAAGTATTAGAATACCATCAGGTACAACTGCAGAAAGACCTGGAAGTCCTGCAAATGGTATGATACGTTACAACACAGATACAAGTTTATTTGAAGGTTATGAAGGAGCAAATTGGTTAGCATTAACAGGTGTATATGATTTAGATAGAGACACTTATATTACAGCAGAAGCTACTCCAGGTGCAGATGATGATACTATTAGATTTTATGCTGGTGGAGTTTTAGTAGCAAACGTTAATTCTACTAGATTTGACATAACAAAATTAGTTGTAGATTCCATAGAAATTGATGGAAATACCATAACAACTACAGGTGTAAATCAGGATTTAATATTAAATGCTAATGGAAATGGTAGCATTAGAATAGAAGACTTTAAATTTGAAGGAAATACGATAACTAATACTATATCGGCTCCAATCGTACTTAAAACGAGCGGAAACGGTTATGTTGATGTTTCAGATGCTGGTGGATTTGTACTTCCTTCAGGTACTGCATTAGATAGACCTGCTGTAGGTCAGTTGGGTATGACGAGGTACAATACTCAAGATAGCAGGGTAGAGTTATATGATGGAAGCAATTGGGGATCAATTGCAGGTTCGTCAGGAGCGATAAGCGTACTTGATGCAACTGAAATTTCAATAACATACGCAATTGCGTTAGGATAAAAATTTAAATGGCAACATACTTTAAAAATTCAATAATAAAAAACGTTGGGACAGTTCCAATAACGGTTTATTCACCGCCAATAGGAACTAACACAATTGTTTTAGGACTTAATCTTGCAAACTTAATTGAAAGTATTGTAAAAGTTACTGTAACATTACAAGATACAACTAGTGTTTCAGGTTATATTGTTAAAGATGTAATGATTGCCCCTAATTCTAGTTTAAGAATTTTAAGTGCAGGTGAAAAATTAATTATTGCCTCACAAAGTACACTACAAGTGAATGCGGATATTGCCGATTCAGTAGATGTTGTAATGAGTTTCGTGGAGTTAACATAAGATGAGTGATATTGGTCAAAATTTAAAAGCATATATGTTAGCAGGAATTAAAGATAGATATTTCTATGGTTTAAGAAGAACTATCGATGGAACTTTGTATATGCATAAAATTGATCAAATGAAAGCTGGAGAATCTGTTTCAATTAATGTTCCAGGTAATCCTGCAGAAAATTATATTGATTTTGATCAAGGAACTGATTTTTATGAAGGTAGAGGACCAAATCATTCTCTAGTTTATGAAAATTTAAAATACGAACAATTTAGATGGGACGATGTTAATCTAAATTATTATGTAAACGATAATGGAGAGTTAGTAGTAAGAATTAATGCTACAAAAGATCAGGGCACTGTCACTTATCCAGAAACATTAGAAGAAGCTAGTGTCCAGCCTAAGGAATTTACATTTGATAGAGATGTATATTCATTTGATAGTAATGAAAGAACTTGGGATAGAACTTAAAACGTGGGAGTATTAAAAAATGGCTAAAGAAACGATAAATGATGGTATTATACCTAATGATGGTCAAGGAGACAATCTTAGGTTAGGTGCCCAAAAAATAAATTCGAATTTTGATGAATTATATAATGCATTAGGAAATGGAGATACTTTATCTACTATTTCTTCTAATACAGTTACGGCAACAGGAGGTAATAAAATTACTTTCTTCTTTGCAACTGAAGGAGATTTACCTAACGCAACAACGTATGACGGAATGTTCGCCCACGTACATGACGACAATACGAATAGAGTTGCTCACTCAGGTACTTGGGTTAAATTACTCCAAGAAACTTCTTCTATCGATATGTTATCAGATGTTGAGACTTCTAGTCCAGCACCAGGTGATGGTCAAGCGTTAGTATGGAATAATGCAAATAGTAGATGGCAGGCAGGAAGTATTGATGCAGGCGCATCAACTTTTGTGTCATTAACTGACACTCCAGCAAACTTTAGTGGAGCTAGTAGCAAATTTGTATCAATTAATTCTGGTGCAACTGCTATAGAATTTACTTCTCCTAGCATTAATAAAATGTCAGATGTAGATGTAACTACTACGCCCCCAACAGCTGGACAAGTTTTAAAATGGAATGGTACAAATTGGATTCCAGGTGTTGATGCAACATCAGGAGGAGCAGGATCAGATGCAGATACTTTAGATGGTTTAGATAGTACATATTTTTTAAATTATAATAATATTACTAACAAAGGACAAAATTTTAGTAAATCTTTTAGCGTATCAGCGGCAACGTATACACCTACAACTGGTGTAATGGAATTAACTATTGGTGCACATAATTTAATAATAGGTAACAAAATTAAGATTTCCCCAAATAGTTTAGGTTTTTCTTGTTCTTTTGATAATAATGTAGCAACTTCAACTTATCCTAGAGCATCAGGATCAGCGGCGCCGGGTGGAGCAGATTATTTTTACAATAAACCAATAGAAATTACAGCCGTTTCGGCAACAACAATTACAATGAATGTTGGAACTGGAAATGTTAAATCTTATAATGTATCAAATGCAGTATATACACCAGCAACAGGTAATATGGTATTAACAATTGGAACACATACTTTAGTAGCTGGTAATCATATTGATATTGCAACAGGTGGTTTAACTTTTAGTTGTGCCCTAGACGGACACGCTACTAATACAGCATATCCAAGAGCATCTGGAAGTGCGGCACCTGGTGGTTACGATTACTTTTATAACAAACCATGTCAAATTACATCAGTAGGTGCAACAACAATTACAATGAATGTTGGTATATCAAGTAATACAACAACACATACTTTTGTAAGTGCTATTAATGGTGCTATAACAAATTCAAATTCACATACATTTATAAGTGCTTCTGCTGATTGTGTAACATTTTCACAAACTTTTGTAGACTTATCAGACACTCCTTCAGATTATACAGGAGCGGCAGATAGATTTGTTAAAGTTAATTCATCAGCTGATGGAATAGTATTTGCTGTTGGTACTTCAGGTGATAGTAATTTATCAGAACTTTCTGATGTAACAACAATAGGAGATTATTACAATGTATCAAATGCAGTATACACACCTGCATCAGGAGTAATTGTATTAACTATTGGATTACATAGTTTACAAGTTGGTCACAATATAAAAATTGCTTCAAACAGTTTAACATTTACTTGTGCAATGGATAGTAATGCAACAGAACATACATATCCAAGAGGAAGTGGATCAGCTTACGCAGGTGGAAAAGATCCTGCATATACTTCAACATCTGCAATTACGGCAGTAGGTACAGATTCAATTACTGTAAATGTTGGTATATCTAGTAATACAACAGCACACACTTTTGTAAGAGCTAGTGACAATTGTATATCAGTTACTGAAAAAACTTATAGTACATCAGCGGCAACATACACACCAGCAACTGGAGTAATGCAATTAACAATAGGAACCCATGCTATTAAGTCTGGACATTCTGTTATGATTGCGGCAAATAGTTTGACGTTTACGTGTGCAATGGATAGTCATAATACACAACATACATATCCAAGATCATCTGGCGGAAACGCACCTGATGGAGTAGATTATGTATATAATAAACCAGTTTTAGTTACATCAACAACATCAACGACAATTACAATGAATGTTGGTGTATCTAGTAATACAACAGCACATACTTTTATAAGTGCTAATGCAAATAATGTAAAAGTTGCACCAACACATGGTGATTCATTATATTTCAATGGAGTATCTTGGGTAAAACAAAACGGACCAATATCAAGATATGAAATTACAAATGATGGAAACAACAATTATGTTTGGGAAGGACCTGGTTTTACAACTGGAACTAATGATCCAGTAATGTATATGAACAGAGGTCATACATACGTCTTGAATAATAATTCGGGCGGCAGTCATTCATTTGAAATAAGAGTTAGTAATGGTGGTTCAGCATATACTAGTGGAGTAACAGGTGATAAAACAAATACGCAAGTATTTAGAGTACCAATGGATGCACCTAGTACATTGTATTATCAATGTACAACTCATACAGCAATGGGTAACACAATTAACATAGTGAGCTAATAATTTATGGCACAAAACGAACTTGGAATAGGTATAGAAGAATTAACAAATACACTTGGAGACTCTAGGTATTTTTATGGACTTAGAAGAACTAATACAGGTGAAGTATATCTTTCTAAAGTAGATTTATTAGAACTAAATGATGGTGTACAAATTAATAGACCCGGTGCTACACCAGGAAATTATAAAGACTTTACAAGAGGTGAAGACTTTTATGATGGTAGAGACTCCCAACATAAAAAAACTTATGAAAATTTAGTATACGAACAATATAAATGGGACGGTAGAAATATTAATTATTATATTAACAATGAAGGTGAATTAGTATTAAGAGTTAATGAACAATATGTATACAATACATAAAATAAATACTAGTAATTAGGACTTATGGCAGATTTTAAAATAGATAGAATACGTTTTAAATGGAAAGGTGACTGGCTAGCTGGCACTCAGTACGTTAAAGATGATATCGTAAGATATGGTGCAAAAGTTTATACTTGCGTGGAAGTCCACTTCGCTGACTCCAATTTTTATAATGACTTAGATAACGCTACACCAAGATGGTCTCAAATGATGGACGGTCAGTCTTGGACTGGAAACTGGCAACCTAATAAATTTTATAAAATAGGTGAAATAGCAAAAGTTGGTGCAACACTTTATAAAGTTACTCAAGGTCACTTATCAAATGCAGATGCAAATAATGGAATATTAGGTGATGAATCTAAATGGGAATACTTTGCAAGAGGTGAAAAATGGACATCTATTTGGCAACCTAGTACACTTTATAGTGTAGGTGAAACAGTTGTTTATGGTGGATCAGTTTGGAGATGCGTTTCAGCACACACATCATCTACAGCGGTAGCTGGATTAGAATCTCATCAAGCTAATTGGATACAATATCATAGATCAGACAATTACAGAGGCTATTGGACACCTAACACAAGATATTATCCAGATGATATTGCAAGATATGGTGGTACAGTTTATAGAGCTTTATCTGGACATACTTCTGCTCCACATGATAGTTGGACAGGATTTACATCAGCAGATTATTCTACAAATTCTGCCAATGGTGCAGGTGCAATTTTAAATATTTTCAAAGTTGATTCAACTTTTTATGCAAAATTTACAAATACAGGAACAAACTTTTCTGCTACAAATACTATTACTTTAGTAGGTAGTAAAGTTGGCGGTAATGATGGTGCAAATGATCTAGTAATAACAATTAGTACCGTAGATGGTAGCGGAGCAATTTCTACTTTTACTGTAAATGGTACAGCGGTTGCTGGAACTAATGGTTTAGAAGCCGATCAAGCTAAATGGCAAACAGTAATTGAAGGTATAGATTATATAGGCCATTGGGCAGAAGGAACAAAATATAATAAAGGTTCATTAGTATCTTGGAGTCCGGGAATTTGGAAAGTAACAACTGATCACTGGTCAACAACTCCACACATGAATGAAACTAATTTTTCATTGTGGGTACCAGGTGCAGAATATGAAGGTTCTTGGGATTCTAATACATATTATCAAAAAGGTGATGTTGTACAATTTGGTGGATACAGTTATTCTGCTTTATTAAGCAATACAAATATTCAACCAGGTGTAACAGATAGTACAAATACTTGGGAATTATTAGCCGCAGGTTATAACCATCGTGGTGAATGGGATAGTACAGCTTCATATAAAACTGGAGATATAGTTAGAGCAGGTGGTAATTTATTCATAGCAGTACAAGTTAACACAAATCAAGATCCAATTACAACTTTTGTTTATGATCCAGGTAGTGATGCTCCTGATCCTTGGCAATTATTAGTAACAGGTAAAGCATTTAAAGGTCCTTGGAAAGAAAGTGATACTAATGGAGCAATTACTTACTATGTAGGTGATGTAGTTACAGAAAAAGCAGACTTATATGCTTGTATAGAAACTCATGTTGCAACTTCTTCAGATGCTAAACCAACTTTAGACGAAGAAAGTGACGAGGTTGGACCACTTTGGATTAGATTGGCACAAGGTGCTACAGGTAACATATTAGAAATAGATGGAGATTTAAAATCTCATTCTGGATCTGACGCAACAAGAATTGCAATAGGAACTTTTGGACAATTATTCAAAGTTAATGACGCTAATGATTATGGAATATGGGGAGATCATGATGTAGTTGCTAAAGTATTTTATGTTTCACCTTATGGAACAGATACACTAACAAGTGGTAAAAGTGTTGCAGGTCCATTTAGAACAATCAAATATGCTTGTGATTTTGTTCAACAAGATTTGGCAAATAGAACACCAGCTACTATAATTGTTAAAACAGGTGTTTATGAAGAAATTTTACCTATAACAGTTCCAGCAAAAGTTCATATTTGGGGAGACTTTACAAGACGTGGTGCAAACGTTAGACCTAAAACAGGTTACGAAGGAACAGATATGTGGCGTTTACGTGATGCAACAGGACTTGCAAATATAACAATGCAAGGTTTAACTGGTTCTTTAGGTTCTGAAAATCAATATGGAACAAAAAGACCAACAGGTGGAGCATATGTTTCTTTAGATCCAGGAAGTGGACCAGGTGATGGAACAGTTTGGATTACTTCTAAATCTCCTTATATTAAAAATTGTTCAATATTTGGGACAGGTTGTACAGGATTAAAAGTAGATGGTGACTTACATAATGGCGGATATAAATCTTTTGTTGCAAATGATTGTACACACTTTATTGAAAATGGTGTTGCGGCTTGGGTTAATGGAGATGCTAGAGTAGAATTTGTTTCAGTATTTGCTTATTGGGCCCATATAGGATATCTAGCAACAGCTGGTGGAAAATTTAGAGCAACAAATGGTAACTGTTCATATGGAGATTTTGGTGCAGTTGCAGAAGGACTTTTAGCAAGTGAAAGTCCTTTAACAGGAAAAGTTAATAACCAATCACAAGAAGCACACATAGACAAAGTATATAATGATGAAAATGAAATTTTTGCTTTTGCTTTTGATCACGCTGGACAAAATTATACTTCAGCAAGTATAACAATTTCAGGATCAGGTGAAGGTGCGGCAGGAGCCATACGTTGGCCACAAATAAGAAATGGTGCAGTAAACAAAATTAGAGTTACAGGTAATAATGATTCTACAACACCAGGTGGTACAAATTATACCGAAGTATTAGGAAATGCTCAAATTGGTACAAGTAAAGAAATTACGTTAGCACCTCAATATGCCGGAACAACAAATAATACTGTTGGACAAAGAATTTATATTTGGGAAGGTGCAGGTAGAGGACAATACGGATATATTTCTGGTTACAATTCTACAACAAAAGTTGCAACTGTTAAAAAAGAATTTGACGATACAGATGGTTGGCAACACTTCATGGGTGGTTACCCAATTGAAAGAATATTAGATGCATCTACAAAATATTCAATAGAACCTAGAATTACTATTTCTCCTACAGCTGGAAGTAGAAGTAATGTTAGCTATGGTTCAACAGGAGAAATGCTATTAGGTGCTTCAGGAAAAATTGGAGCATCGGATATTACAACTGTAATAGGAAATGGTGTAGGTAATAGAACTACTGATGGTACAAGTTGGCTTGCCGCAGGTGGTATTCCTTCTAAAGATTGGAATAGTATTACTAAAACAAATAATTATTTTATAGCAACCGCGGCTGATGGAACAGTAATTAGATCAGCTGATGGACAAAACTGGACAGATATTAGTGCAAATATTCCTTCAGATGTATTAAGAGCATCTGCTTGGGACGTTACTGAAGAAATTTTAATTATAGCATCTGAAACAGGAATGATATACAGATCAACAGATGAAGGTGCTACATTTAATTCAATTCAAGTTGAACTTTATGATGGTTCAACTCAAGTGTTTACACAACTTGCTTGTGGTAATGGATTATTCATAGCCGCAAATGCATCAGGACAAACTTGGGAAAGTATGGGTGGTGGAACAACTTGGACTAAAGCCTCTAATATGGGTGACTTTTTAATGGATACTAATTCTGGTTTACAAACAGTTCATAGATATAATTTGAAAAAATTAATGTTTGGTGGTGGTAAATTTATCGCATCAGTACAAGATGCACCTGGTGATGAAAGTACAGTTGCTAATAAATTTTTAATATCAAATGCTAACGCGGCACAATCACAAACGTCATCTTCTTATAGTTGGTCAGAAAGTGATACGCCTCCACACGCAGGACCATATAATGATGTTGCATATTCTCAAGGAGTTTATGTTGCAATAACTGATGGTGGTGACCATGCATATAGTTTTGATGCATTTTCTTGGAAACAATTAGATTCAGCATTGGCAGGATCTTATAATGGTATAGTAGCTGGAAGAAATTCTACAGGCGGATACTTTATTCCATTACGAACTGGTTCTCAGTCTGGTGCAGAAAAAATTCTAAAAGGTGCTACACCTTTAGCTAAAGTAGTTACAAATTCTTCAGCAATTAATAATATACAAATTTTAGATCCAGGTAGTGGATATTCTTCAGAACCTACAGTTACTATTACTGATAATTTAAACACTGCTGACGCAACATTTAAATCATTTGTACATAATGGAGTACTTTCTCAACCAGAATTTACAAACAGAGGTACAGGATTTATAAATGTAACTGCAACTTTAAGTGGTGATGGTTTTGCAGATGAATATCAAACTGGAAGTTATTTAGAAGTTAAAGAAATGACAGGCAAACCAGGACCAGGAGCAATTTTATATATAGATGGAATTGATGACCAAGTTTATAGAATTACTCAGATTAATAAAATAACAGGAAGTTCTCCAAACATTGCCGCTCAGTTTAGAGTAACACCTAAAATAAAAGCAAATGAATCACCTGCTAATGATATAGCTATAACAATAAGAGAAAAATATTCTCAAGTTAGATTAACAGGTCATGATTTCTTAGATGTTGGAACTGGTAATAAATCTACAACTAATTATCCAGGTTTATACACTAGTGGTTATACACCAGGTTATGAACTTAAACAACGAAATGAAACAGTATCAAATGGAGGTGGAAGAGTATTTTATACTTCTACTGACCAAGATGGAAATTACAGAGTTGGAGAATTATTTGAAGTAGAACAGGCAACTGGAATAGTAACTCTAAATGCTGATTTATTTGACTTATCAGGTTTAACTGAATTAAGTTTGGGTGGAATTGTAATAGGTGGAACTGAAGTTAGAATTGAAGAATTTAGTACTGATGGAACAATGGCGGCTAATAGTGATAGTGTTATTCCAACACAAAGAGCTATTTCTTTATACATAGGTTCTAAAGTTTCTGGCGGTGGAGCAAATCTTTCAACAAATGAAGTAAGAGCAGGACAAATTAAATTAAGAAATACAGAAATATTTAATGAAGCATATCCTACAAATGGAAAAGTTGTATTTTCTGGAGCGGTTTCTATAGCGTCTGTAAGTGGTAGTATCGTAGCAACTTCGTACTTTTTAGGGGCAGGACCGGCTGAATTTTTAAATGAAGGTGGACCTGAAAGAGACGCATTATATGGTGAATAAGGATTTAATAGTAATGATAAATAAAAGATATAAAAGGATTTAACAAAAATGGCTGAGTTTAAACTAGGTAGAATTAAGTTTGTTTGGAAAGGTTCCTGGGCAACTACTACAACTTATTATGTTGATGACGTAATAAGATATGGTGGTAGAACTTACAATTGCGTAACTAATCACACATCTGGTACATTTCAAACTGATTTAGGTGCTGTAAAATGGCAACTAATGTCAGATGGTATAGAGTGGAAAAGTGAGTGGGTTGCAAATACAACTTATAAACCAAATGATGTAGTAAAATACGGTGGTTACATTTATCTTGCTAACACTGGACATACCTCAGCGGCAACAGAAGCTTTAGGATTAGAAGCTGATCAATCTAAATGGGATTTATTCATAGAAGGTTTTGATTGGAAATCTGATTGGACAATTTCTACAAGATATAAGAAAAACGATTTAGTAAAATATGGTGGTTCAGTTTATCTTTGTATAACAGAACACACATCAGATAACACAACAGCAGTTGGTCTAGAAGGTCAACAAGCTAAATGGGAAATTTTTGGAAAAGGTTTTGTTTGGTCAGGCGACTGGGCAATCAATTCTAGATATAAAGTTAATGACACCGTTAGATATGGTGGACAAATTTACGTTGCTATAACTGGACATACTTCAGCGGCAACTGAAGCAGATGGTTTAGAAGCCAACCAAGGACAATGGCAAGCCTTACACAAAGGAATTGAATTCAAAGGTGACCATGCAACAGCAACAAGATATAAAGTAAATGATGTTGTAAAATATGGTGCAAACATTTGGATTTGTATAACACAACATACATCATCAGGAATTTTATCAGCCGACGAAGCAAAATGGAATGTTTTAATTCCAGGTATTGAATTTGAAGATACTTGGAGCAACTCTACAAATTATCAACCAGGTGACTTTGTTACTTACGGTGGATATAGTTATGTTGCAGATAGAAATAATATTAATAAACTTCCACCTGATGAATCAGACGACTGGACTTTATTCGTAACAGGATTTAATTTAAGAGGTGACTATAATGGCGCAACTGCATACAAACAAGGTGACGTTGTTAGAGTTGGCGGTTTCACTTACCTTGCAATTGCAGATACTACAGGTAATAGACCACCTAATGTAACTAAATGGGACAAACTTAACGAAGGTTTATATTGGAAAGGTGCTTGGACAAATGCAACTGACTATGACAAAGGAGATATAGTAAGAGGTACAACAAACACTACTACAAGTTATCTTTGTATAACAGAAAACACATCAAATAATGTTGGTCCATCAACAATTAATCAACCAGACTATCCACCAGGAGCAGGTGTTGATACTAGTGCATGGCAATTATTGTCAGGTGGAGCAGAAACTACTGTATTATCTACAAAAGGTGACATTTTAATTTATGGTCAATCAGGTCCAGCAAGATTACCAATTGGTAAAGCAGGACAAACTTTAGTTGTAAACTCAGCAGGTGACTTACCTGAATGGGGATACTTTGGTTCAATCGATCAAGTTTATTATGTAGGACCTGCTGGACAAGACAAACCTTCTCCAGATGCAGGAACAACTCTTGATAAACCTTGGAAATCTTTAAGATATGCTTTACATGGCATTGAACAAGGACCAAGAAATCCTCAAGGAACTTATTTGTTAGAAAGAAACAAAGCATTCATTCAAGAAGAAACTTTAGCTTGGATTAATGCACAAATTTCAGGAAATACTTCACCATTTACAAATGCTTACACATACGACGCTGTTAAATGTAGAAGAGATGCAGGATTTATGTTAGATGCACTTTTATATGATTTAAGACATGGTGGAAATGAAAAATCAAGATATGCAACAATTAAAATTTCAACTCAAACTGAATTTGCAAATCATAAAGATGAATTAACAGCTTATCTTAATAGATTAGTTTATATTTCACAACAAGTTGTAGCCAATAATGCAGGCTACTCTGCTTTACAAGCCACAGTTCCTCATTATATTAATAATGATTATGTATCTGAAGCGGCTGTATCAGGTGAAATTGCAAGTTATGTAAAAATTGCAACAGATTGTCTTGCGGCAGGAAATATAGCAGGAGTACCTGCAGAAGAAGTTCCACAAACTACATTGTTTGCTAAAAGCGGAACATATGAAGAAGTATTACCTCTTTCAGTTAAAAAAGGATTAGCAATTGTAGGAGATGAATTAAGATCAACAATTGTTAAACCAGCAGGTCAAGTTACAGGTTCAAGCGATACAGTATTCACTTTAGCAGGTATTGGAAGAATGCAGGCTATTATATCTGATATAGTTACAAATGCTTCTGTAACACCAACACCAGTAGGCGGAGTTATATCTTTTACAACACCAGCACCAGATTTAGGTTTTGTTAACGGAACTTATACTAACGTTGCATTAACAGGTGGTAGTGGTTCTGGATGTACAATGGATGTAACTGTATTATCATACACAATTACATCTCTTACTATTAATAATCCAGGACAAAATTATGCAATTAATGATAACTTAACAATTCCAGCGGCAACAATTGGTGCAGATGGTATAACAGTAGTTGGTAGTATTACAACAGGAAATAATTTAACACAAAATACATCCAACCCAGCAGGTTCAGGTGCGGCAGGAACAGCGGCGGCGGCAATTGCACAAAATATTTACGATCATATAGATTTCAAAGTTAATGCAAATGGAGCCGATCCAACATTAACAGGTACAAATACTGCTCAAGCAGATGCAGGTTATTCAGATGCAAGATTAAGATTATTAGCAAATATGGATTTTGTTGCATTAGAAGTTGCAGAATTTGTACAAAGAGCAAATCCATCTCATAGTAACTTTAAAACTAAATGTTTGGCAGATGTTAAAATTTATCTTCAAGCAATTATGGATGACTTACAATATACTGGAAATTACAAATCATTAAAAGCATCAGATGCCTATATTAATTCTAGACTTTCTACTGGTTCAAGTGCAAGTGATATGTTCTATTGCAGAAATGCAACTGGAATTAGAAATATGACAGTTCAAGGTTTAATAGGAACATTAGGAACAGATCAATATAGCACATCAGCGGCAACATATACACCTGCAACAGGAGAAATGGTATTAACTATAGGAAGCCATAGTATTCCTGTAGGGGAATCTGTTATGATTGCATCAAATAGTTTAACATTTACTTGTGCTGAAGATAGTCATGCTACTCAACATAGCTATCCAAGATCATCTGATCCTTATTACAATAAAGCAATTTTAATTACGGCTGTAGCCGCAACAACAATTACAGTAAACGTTGGTATATCAAGTAATACAACAGCACATACTTTTGTAAATGCTACTGAGGAAAATGTAACATTAGCTTCTGCAAATGAATTTGGTACAAAAAGACCAACAGGTGGTTCTTTTGTATCATTAGATCCAGGCTGGGGACCAACACACGAAGAAGTATGGATTACTTCTAAATCACCTTATATTCAAAACGTAACAACATTCGGAACAGGATGTACTGGATTAAAAGTAGACGGTGCATTACACGATGGTGGTTTTGATTCTGTTGTTGCAAATGACTTTACGCAATTATGCGATGATGGTATAGGTGCATGGATTACAAATTTAGGTAGAGTAGAACTTGTATCAGTATTTTCTTATTACGCACACATTGGTTATCTATCAGAAAATGGTGGAAAACTTCGTGCTACAAACGGTAACTCATCTTATGGAGATTTTGGTTGCGTGGCAGAAGGAGTTGATTCAGCAGAAACTCCTACAACAGCAACAATTGATAACCATAGTGAAGATGCAGATGTTGCCAATGTAATGACAGACGGTCAAGGAATATTAGCATTTGAATATAAAAATGCTGGAAGACAATATTCTAGTGCTACACTTTCTATATCAGGAGATGGTTATGGAATTACAGGAGAAACTCCAACTTATAATACTGGTGGTGTTTATAAAATTAGATTATTAGAAACTAATACAGTAACAAGTAACCTTGGTGGTGCGACATATATGTCTGCTACTAACAATGGACAAACAGGTTCAGCTACACAAATTACAATAGCTAACGCAGATAGTAATGCCAGTGGTGCATACACAGGTATGGCAATTTGGATTACAAAAGGTAAAGGAGTTGGTCAATACGCATATATTGATGCTTATGATTCTGCAAGTAAAGTCGCAACTGTTAAAAAATATTCAGATGGTTTAGCAGGTTGGGAAAGACTTGGCGGATTATCAGTTGAAACTCTTTTAGATGCTACAACAGAATATACTATAGAACCTAGAGTAGTTATTGGTGCTCCACAAAACGATGGAAGTACAACAGTTAGACAAGCAGTTGCAAGAGCAATTGTAACTTCTGAAAAGATTTCTTCAATAAGAATTATAGATTGTGGTGCAAGTTATACTTCAGCACCAACAGTAACATTTACTGATCCTAATAATACTATAGATGCTCCAGTACAATCATTCATAGATGATGGTGTATTAGGTCAACCTACTTTCTCTGCATATGGAACAGCTTATGATACTGCAAGTGTAACAATTACAGAATCACCTACAGGTAAAAACATAACAGGTATTACACAAGGAACTGTTGCTGTTGTTACATCAGCAGGACACAATTTAGTTTCAGGAACTAAAGTAACGTTTACAGGTGTTGTTGGAATGACAGAATTAAACACTGGTGTATGGTATTACATTAAAACATTAACAGTAGACACATTTGGAGTTTACACTAATGATGATTTAACTGCTGGATTAAACACTACAAACTTTACAGCATATAGTTCAGGTGGAGTTGCAACACCACAAGGTGGATTTAGAGATGAATTCCAAACAGGAAGATATATTCAAGTAGAAGGTATGTCAGATGTTCCACAAACAGGATCAAATGTAGAATTTGATGGAATTTCAACTACAACATATCCTTATGCATATACACTTTTAACTGCAAACAAAGAATACATGAAAGATGAAGTAATAGCATGGTTTAATACAACTTATCCAGGAATACACAACGCCGCTCAAAATACTAAATGCGAAAGAGATGTTGGATATGAAATTGATGCAATGGCATTCGATATAAAATATGGTGGTAATACAGAAACTATAAGAATTGCTAAAGCATACTGGCAAGGTGTTACTTCTCAATTAGCGGCAGGCGAACAAGTATACGCAGTTGCAGTTAATAATAAATTAAAAGAAATGATTAATGATTACATTATGGATAATGTAGCCTGGTCAACAACACAAAGTCCAGTCGTTACATCACAAACAACTAATTCTAATAATGGTGAGTTAGGTGTAAAAGACAAATTTACAAATTTAACTAAAACTTTAAATGATGTAATTGAAAATGGTTTAACTTCTGTACCAACTACACAAGGATTAAACAATCCTTACTTTAAATTAGTAAGTGTACAAAAATTACGAGGTACTCAAGCACCATATTCAGCATTATTACAAATTAGTCCACAGATGTCAACAGCTCAAGCTCTAGCACATGGTACTGGGATAACAGTTAAACTTAGATATTCTCAAGTTAGATTAACAGGACATGACTTCTTAGATGTAGGAACTGGTAATCAAGCATTGACAAATTATCCTGGAACGCCAAACAGAACTAACGATCAAGAAAGAGAAAGTGTTGAAAGAGGTGGTGGTAGAGTATTCTTTACTGCAACTGATCAAGACGGTAACTTTAGAGTTGGTGACTTGTTCTCAGTACAACAGGCGACTGGTATTGCATCATTAAATGCAGATGCATTTAACATTTCAGGATTACAAGAACTTCAGTTAGGAGATTTAACATTAGGTGGAACTTCTGCCTCTGTTAACGAATTCTCTACTGACGGTACATTTGCGGCAAATAGTGACAAAATTGTACCAACACAAAGAGCGATAAGAACATATGTTTCTTCACAAATTGGTGGCGGAGCAAGTGCAATTAACGTAAATACTATTACTGCTGGTCAAATTGTGATCACAGCTAATACTATAAATACAACAACAGGTGCAAGTATTCAAATAAATAGTGGTGTGCAATTCAAGAAAGGTGTTGCAGGAGCACCACTGGCAATGAATTACTTGATACATAGTTAATAATATAAAAAAGTAAAAAAAAAGGAGATAAAACACATGGCTTCAGGAAGATTAGGTAAAGCAGACTTGGTAGCCAGTACCGATACCGTAGTTTACACGGTCCCTGCGGCGACTTTTACCGTAGCTACTGTGTCTATCTGCAACAGAGGTAACCAAGTAGTCACTATCAAAATGGCAGTGGCAGATGCGGCAACTCCAGACGCTTCAGAATACGTTGAACATAACGTTGAAATTCTGTCAGCAGGAGTTTTAGAACGTTCAGGTTTAGTGATGTCAGCTGGTCAAAAACTAGTTGTATGGTCATCAGGGGCTAACGTAGCCGCGGTTGCAATGGGTATTGAAACTGGAATATAGACTAAAACGAAAAACAGTCTAAAATGCATAAATAATTAAAATAAGGAAAAAAGGACAAAAAAATGGGAAGATATATTTCAACAACTGGAACTGCTGGAGTAGTAACAAAAGAAGTTTCTACTACTTACAGTGCCGCTGTTAATGATAGAATTCTTGCTGATTCTACTGGTGGAGCATTTACAATTACTCTACCATTAAGTACAGGTTTGTTAGTCAATGATACAATACAACTTATTGACGCAACATCTCAAGCAGGAACTAATAACATAACAGTTGGAAGAAATGGTGCTCTTATCCAAGGTTCAGCAGAAGATTTAACTGTCGATTTAGCAGGTGCTATCATGACATTAATCTATACTGGTGCGACTTATGGATGGATAGTAGGTGCTGTATAATATTTTTATTATATAACACTTAACCATTAAAATTTTGTAAGGAGTTTTTAAAAAGGTAAAGGTATGCCAGCAACAAGTCTAAGAGGATTATTGGGAACTAAACAAGACACGTTTGTCGCGTTCGGTGAAGAAAATCTTGAGAAAGGCAGAATATATGTTTACACTCAAGGAGCAAACTATTCGAGATTATGGTGCGGATTTTGTTTTCACCCAGGAGTGGCAGGAACGGCTACGATAGAAGTTTGGGGAGCTGGCGGTAGTGGCGCAAAAATGTGCTGTTGCGGTTTTGGCTTACCAGGTAATTCTGCGGCATACGCCAAAAGAACTATATCATTAGCGGCTAATGGTTATGTTTGCGGATGTACTGGTCAATCATGTGGTAATGGAGATACATTATGTCACAGAGGTTGCTCTGAACCAACTTTCATGAATATTTCCAAAGATGGCACAGCAGGTGGATGTACTTGTATTTGTGCTCAAGGTGGAGCAGGTGGAGTTTCTTATTGTTCTACAAACGAATCATTTTATTGTTGTTATAAAGCAAACGGTTTTTGTATTACAAAAACTGAAAACGATCACTGCGGTATTGTATGTAATATGTGTGATGGAAAACATATAGCTTCGGCATATTGCGGAAATGTAATGTGTCCAGGAAGAACTTCTTGTGTATCAGCATTTGGCTGTCACCCAAGTTGTCCTTGTCAATTTACTTGGCACAATCCAACTCCAGCAGGAATGTTTAGTGAAGACGGAGCATATATTACTTACAATACAGAAAATGGTAATGGATTTTCAGAATGGTCAGGCAACGGAGGTCACCAATTAGAAGCGGCACTAGGTGCTGGAAGATTTCCAACTGGTGGAATACCTTGGTCAACTTGCTGGGGAGCAAGTAAGGCTTGTAACTGTTATGAAGCAGATCCATGTATACCACACGTTCCAGTAGGAATGGGAGGTCACGGACCAATGCCTTGTGATGGAGTAAGAGATCACGGTAACAGAGGTGGCCATGGTGGAGTTAGAATTAAATGGATAACAGCATAGGATAAATTATGGCATCATTAACAACATTATTGCAAACAAAATATGATGGGATAGCGGCTGGAGAAACTAACCTGGAAAAAGGTACAATTTATACTTTTTATCCTGCCAACGATTATACAAACTTCCAATGTCACATATGTTGGAAACCACCTGCCAACGGTACAGCACAATTAGAAGTGTGGGGAGCGGCTGGATCAGGTGCAGAAATGTGTTGTTGCGGTGGAGGATTACCAGGTAACCCAGGCGGTTATGCTAAAAAACAACTAGCGGCTTTTGGTGCAAGTTGGACAGATTGTTTTGTTTGTTCAGTTATTGGTTTATCATGCGGTAACTCAGATACTTTAAGTCACAGAGGACGTTCAGAACCAACTCAAGTTTGTTGGTTTGCCAACGACGCAGATGGATGTATTTGTTCTGAAGGTGGACAAGGAGGATGTTCTATTTGTTCTACTGGTAATGCATTGTATTGTTGTTTTGTAGCACAAAATTATTGTCATACACAAGGTGGAAGCACTTATTGTGGAATAATTTGTAATTATAGAGATGATGGTGGAAACAGTTATGACGGTGCAGATTATTGTGCATTTGCTTATGGCGGAGATGTAAACTGTTATGGTGGATTTAGTTGTCATTACTTTAGAGGATGTCAACCAAACTGTAACTGTAGATATATTACAGTAATTAAAGTTCCACCTGGAATGGTTTCAGAGTGCGGTGGAGAAGTTCAGTACGCACAAGATGAAGATAGTGAAAAAGTTTATCACTCAGGTTCAGGCGGAATTATGGGAGTTATGGAACCACTTAATTTAATGACAAGACAACCAACTCAAGGTTCACCTTATAATGCTTGTTGGACAGGTAATGACTCTTGTGGTTGTTATGATTTCCAAGGATGTACTCACTTCTTTCCAGGAGGAATACCAGGACAAGGACCAACACCGTGCGATGGATATAGAGATCACGCATGGAGAGGTGGAAACGGAATATTAAGGATTAAATTTATAGCTTCATAAGGAGTAAATAGTATTATGGCATCATTAAAATCAATATTGACAACAAGACAACCGGCAAGTATGTCAGAAGATAACCTAGAAAAAGGTTACATTTATGCATATTCTCCGGGTACTCAGTTTGCCAATTTTTGTAATGGTGTTTGTTGGACAGCCCTTGCAGATGGAAAAGCTATTATAGAAATTTGGGGAGCTGGTGGATCTGGTTCTCGTATGTGTTGTTGCGGAGATGGATTACCAGGTAATGCAGGAGCATATTCTAAAAAAACAATTCAAGTTAATCAAGGTGATACGTTGACAGGTACTTTAGGAATGGCTTGTAATGCTCACCCACTATGTCACGTAGGATGTAGTGATCCAACTCAAATATGTTATATAACAACTACTGCAAGTACGCATGGTTGTATGTGTGCAAGAGGTGGATATGGTGGAAAATCTATGTGTACAACTGGTACATCTTTCTACTGTTGTTACAATGCAGAAGGTTTTTGTACTGTAAGATGTAACAATGATAATTGTGGAATGACTTGTAACTGGTGTAATGGTGCATGGGAAGCCTTAGCATATGGTGGAGATATAAATTGTTGTGGAGAAATTGGCTGTACTAGTTGGTTCGGCTGTTGCCCTCACTGTAAATGTTTCTTCCAAAGACACGCTCCTGTACCTTCAGGACTTTTTGCAGAAAATGGAGCATTAATTACGTTCCAAACAGAATCAGATGGAACACCTATGTCGCAATGGTCAGGTAACCAATTATTCCAATATTATGCGGCTCTTAATTTGGCTACTAAATCACCAAGACAAGGTAACCCAAGATCTTATTGTTGGAGATCAGACAGATCTTGCGGTTGTTATGAATCACAAGGATGTGCTAATTTCTTACCAACAGGATCAGGTGGACTACCACCAAATGCTTGTCCAGAAGTTAGAGACCATGGAATCCGTGGAGGACACGGAGGAGTTAGAATTAAGTTTATAGCTTCGGCATAATAATTGCAGGAGTAGGATAAATAGTTAAAACAAAGGAACAAAGATTATGATAACAACAGCGTTTAACATAGCATTACCAAATAAACCATACGTGGACAACTTTTCAGATAATACTGTTCATGGTTCAAATTATGTTGGTTTTAAATTTATTAAAGTAATAGTAGATGCTAATGGCTGGGTAGTAAATGCAGTTTCAGAAGCTGATACTATGGATGAAATAAACGCTCAAGCTAGTCCAGTTCCAGCAGGTTGCAGTGCAGTTGTAGTAGACGGTTCAGCAAATCCTTTTGAAGCGGCTTTTATTACAGGAAGATATACAACTGGTGCAGTTGCGGCTTATGAAGAATCATTAGGAACAAATGATGCTAACGGTGACCCAGAAGTTTGGACATATACTTGGGGAGAAGATGGCGTTTTAAACCAAATTTATTTACATGGTACATTGAAATACGTAGACGGGGCTTTCGTTGCGCCACAAATGAGAACACACGCACTAACTAGACAAATGTTCTTAGATTCATTAGCACCTATGTCACAAGGTTTAACAGACGCTCTTACGGCAGATGATGCAAATACTGTTTATACAGCGGCTGAAAGACAAGCAATTGTTGATCATAAAACATACGTAGACAATATTTCTACAAAATATGCGGCAGTTGACCATTGGAAGATTCCATTCTTACCAATGCCTAAAATATAATAAACTAATACTTTTCAAATTATAACTCAAGAATTTTAGGTTACACTATTGGTACCTAATAAGTAATAGTGTTAATCTAACTATGACTGAAAATAATCCTATAACAAGACCAAAAGCATTTTTTTTAAATGGGGGAATGGGTAGAATTATCTGTGCTATTCCGGCCCTTGAAAAATACTATGAAGAATCTATCGACAAAGATTTTATAATAGTAGTAGAAGGTATTCAAAATATTTTAGATGGTCATCCTACATTAGATTCTAAAACATTTGACTATGGTCATAAAAATTTATTCCACACTAAACTTGTAAAAATGGATGTGGTAAGTTTAGAACCATATAGAATATGGGAATATTATAATCAAAAATGTAATATAACTCAAGCGTTTGATATTTTAATTAATAATAAAGGTGTTAGAGAATTACCTAAACCTACAATTAATTTAAGTCAAGAAGAATTACTTGCAGGAAAAAAAGCAGTTAAAGATATTAAAGATAAACTTAAAAAAGAAAAAGTAATTGTTTTACAACCTTTTGGACGAGGGATTCAACAAATAGACAATAGTTTTGTAGATAAAACTTGTCGAAGTATGGAATTTAAAAATATAAAAAACTTAATAAGAAAATTACAAGCAGAAGATTATGCAATTATATTAATGGCAGAATTTGGAATTGATTTAAAAGGTGAAAAATATCCAGATGAAATAGCAATGCCTGAAGGAATTGACTTAAGAAAATGGTTAGCAATTATAAAAAATAGTGATCATTTTTTAGGTTGTGATAGTGTAGGTCAACATTTAGCCTATATAGGTGAAACAGATGCAACAGTAGTAACTGGTGCAACGTTCCCAGTTAATACATCATATCCTAAAACAAAAGGAATTAATATTATAGATATGGGACAAATAGATAGAGAATATGATCCAATAAGAATAACAAACGATGAACAAGTTAGTAGACATAATGAAAAATTAATGTGGATGACAGATGAAGTAGAAAATTATATTATAAATGTTGTATTAGGAAAACAAAAAATTGACGAGGAAGATAAAGATGAGTAAATCAGGTTATATTGCGGCAATAGCCAGAGGACATAATGCAGGTATATGTCTATTAAAAGATGGAGAAATTGTTTTTGCAATAGAAGAAGAAAGATTATCTAGACACAAATACGATGGTGGTCCATATCGTTCAATGATGGAAATATTAAAATATACGGACAAAATAGATTATCTAGTTGTAGCTCATACACAACCATTAGATGATCCTACTACTGGTAAAGTTGATTATACTCATGATGATGTATACACAGGGTTAGCAAGAAAATTAGGTTTAATAGATAGAAAAGCAGATTTACAACAACACCCACAAGTAATTGACCTAAGTCATATCCATCATAAGTTACACGCCGGTTGTGCTTTTTATAGATCAGGATTTGATAAAGCCTGTTCAGTTATTGTTGATGGAGCAGGAACTTTTATGCCTGTTAATAATCAACTTACAGGAGATTTATGGATGTTTGAAATTGAATCTATTTTTGATTGCTCATATCCTAATAATATAACAACTGTATGGAAACATTACGGTACTGGTTCTGCATCTCCAGGAGCATTTATAAAAAAACATCCTTCAGATAAAATGGGAGAACCAGGTAAAACTCATGAATGTTTATTTTCAGATGTAGCAGGAATTGTTAAAGTTTATGAAGCAATTACTCAATACTGTGGATTCTCTGCCATTGAAGCAGGAAAAACAATGGGATTATTTCCTTATGGAAAAGCTAATGATAGAATTCCTCCATTATTTCATGATGAAGTAAAATATATGTCTTTGTCTAATAGACATTTAATAATTCCTACATATCCTAATGCGGCAATAGTAAATGAAGGCATTTATGATTACTTAGATGATACACCTGCAGATTGTCCTGATGTTACTAAACTAGATAATAGAAGAGATTTAGCATATTCTTGTCAAACAGAAACTCAAGCAGAAGTTTTAAAATTAATTTATAAAGCTGTAGAAATGACAGGTCAAAAAAATGTTGTATTATCTGGTGGATATGGATTAAATTGTGTAGCAAATTATTGGTATCTTGAGTCTTTAAGAAAAGATGGAATTAATTTATTTGTTGAACCAGTATCAAATGACGCCGGAACAGCCATTGGAGCGGCTCTTTTATTTTATTATGGTATAACAGAAGATATGACAAAAAGACCACTTACTACATTATGTCAAGGTCTAGAAAGAAAATATACATTAGAAGAAATAGAAAAATTAGCAAATAAATCAGGCATTGAATTAATGGACGCAAATGATAAAGATGTAGTTAAATTAATGATAGAAAAAAATATTATTTCTATGTTTCAAGGAAAATCAGAAAGTGGTCCAAGGGCATTAGGTAACAGAAGTATTTTATTTGATCCTACATTTAAAGATGGTAAAGATTTTGTTAATATAGTTAAACGTAGAGAATATTTTAGACCTTTTGCAGGATCTATATTACATGAACACGTACACGAATGGTTTGATTTAAGAGGAATGGAAGAAAGTCCTTATATGATGTATGCTGTAAATTGTCAAGAAGGAATAGCAGAAAAAATTCCTAGTATTATACACGTAGATGGTACTTGTAGAATACAAACAGTTAAAGAAGAACAAAATCCATTGTATTATAAATTAATTAAAGAGTTTTATAATCAAACAAAAATACCAATTGTGTTTAATACGTCATTTAATTTGGCTGGAGAACCACTTGTAGAAACATTAGAAGACGCTATATGGACTCTTGAAGAATCTCTTTTAGAATATTTGTATCTTCCAGAATATGGAAAAATGTTAAAGGTGAAAAATGTCAAGAAATAGTGCTATCTTTTTAAATGGTGGAGCAGGAAGAATGATTAGTTCTATACCTGCATTAGAAAATTTTGCAAAAGAAAATCCCAATGATGATTTTGTAATAATTTGTGAAGGCGGTACGGATGTTTTAAAAGGTCATCCAACATTATATTATAAAACATATGACAATTGGCATAAAGGACTTTTTAAAGAATTAATAAAAGATAGAAATTGTATTAATCCTGAGCCATATAGAGTATGGGAATACTACACTCAAAAGTGTAGTCTTGCTCAAGCATATGATATTGCAATTAATAATAAAGGTATAAGAGAATTAAAAAAACCTACAATAAAATTAAGCAAAGATGAATTATTATATGCTCGAAAAATGTTATCAGAAGTAAAAGAAAAATGCAAAAAAGACAAATTAATTGTTATTCAACCCTTTGGAAGAGGTGTTAGAAAAGAAGATAAAGACATAGTTGACATTACAGGTAGAAGTATGGAAACTAAAAATCTTTATAATATAGTAAGAAAGTTATCTAAAAAATATGCTGTAATGATTATGACTGAAACACCATTAGAATTTAATAAGCATATGTCAGCACCAGTGGCTACGCCACAAAATGTACATATAAGAATATGGATGGGTGTAATTAAACAATGTGATCACTTTTTAGGTTGTGATAGTGTAGGGCAACATATGGCTTATGTTTTCGACACAACTACAACATCAGTAATAGGATCTACATTTCCTATTAATGTATCATTCCCAAACAATGAAAAATTCAATATTATTGATTTAGGTAAAGAAGATCGTGTTTATAGTCCTATAAGAGTTACCGTAGATGAGTTCTCAGACCGTATAAATGAGGGTATTATGGAGATGGATGACCAACAAGAGCAACAAGTTATTGCATCAGTCAATAGAATGATAAAACACGGTAAAAATACCCAATAAGCCCAATATCTACAGAAACTCTATCCTAATAAAATTGGTAAATACACTTAAAGAAGGAATCTTTATATGTTTGATGTATCAAAACTCTTTGGAAAAGGCGATAAAAATACGCTATTAATGAAAAATGGATTAAATTTTTCATACAATGGCCCATCTGCCACTGTAGAAGAAGGATTAGTTTTAGACAGATTTCACCTTGCAACTTTTTGTTCTGCAGAATATACAATATCTATAGACTATGATACTAATAATAAAGAAATTATTAGAGCATTAGTAGTAGGTGCTCCATTAAATAGTTCTGTTACAATTTACGGTAGATCAAATTTGGGAAATAATTTAGTAAAATTAACTAGTACAGTTACTGATTCTTTTGTAGAATTAAAACTAGATCCAGAAAATAAAACAGCAACAACAAAATATAACGGTTCAAAAGCTATCTTTAAGGCAACATATTTTCAAACAATGAATGCTTTATTAGGTGGTGTATAATATGAAATTAAATTTTGATAAATATAGAGTATAGATAAAATGGCAGTAAATTATAAACAGTTTGAAGCAAACTACGGATTTAAAAGCCCAGGATTTACGGTTGATAATCTTGGTAATGTATCTGTTAGAACAATTACTAATACATATACTCCGACTGCATCTGATTCCATAGATTATACAGTTACAGAACAAACCAATAATTTTTCTATTGTAGATAAAGATAGTAATAATTTAGGATCAAACCCAGCTCTTGATTTAAAAAGAGGTACAACTTATGTTTTTGACCTTAATACTACATCTATTACATGGAATATTTTTTCACCAGATACAAATAATAATGCAGTTGCTGGAGTTTCTTATAGTACTGGGTTATCGCATACTACAAGTATCAATGGACAAAACCTTGCAACTGATACATGGACAGTTGCACAAACTTGGCAACAAGAATCTTCATCTTATAGTAGACCTGTAACTGTTGTTGTTCCTAATACTACCGGAACACCATTACAAGGCAAACAAATTCCAGTAATTATAACTTTACACAATGCAAATCAATCGGCTGGAAATGCTATTACAAATTTAAATTATCTAACAGATAAAATTATAATTGCTCCTCAGGGTTACAGTAAAGAATGGAATACAGGATATACTACTACTAAAGCAGATGATATAGCATACCTTGATGCAATAATAGATAAGTTAGCGGATTATGACAATGTAGATTTAAGAGAAATTTCAATTCATGGTAAAGGACTTGGTGGACAAATGGCACACCAATACGCTTTACAAACAACAAAAACAAATATTAAAAATGTAATCATTGAATCAGCATTATTCAATGAAGACCAATACAGAGAAAATACAGGTATTTTTTACAAAATGGCTTTAGCTAATTTAGGAGATTCAACAGCAGTTTCTTGGGCACCAGTAACGCCTTTATCTAAAGCAAAAGTTATAATGTTTCATGGTGAAGAAGATTTAGCATATCCATTTAATGGTGGAGTTGTAGCTGGTCAAACTATTTTAACAGCGGCATCTACAATATATGGCTGGGCAAAAGCAAATAGTACTATAGAAAATAAATTATTATCTGGTGTACTTCAATTAGATGGTTCTAATTTATATTCTTATAATTCAGGTAATGTGTCGCTATATGCTTATTCTAATGTAGCACAAACTTGGGAAGGAAGTGTATTAACAAGCGTTCAAACAAGAGTAAATGAGACAGCTACTCCTTCTTCATATGTAGATATTCCAACAGCTTCTACTGTAACTGGAGAAGATGCTTTAGCAAAATCTAAAGGACTTTTAAGTTTTGTAGTACCAATTGATGCTCCAGATAAACTATTTTATGGTGATGCAGATAGAGTTCCTAGTGCGGCAATTAATATAACTAATCCTACAGTAACAGGAATTGGATCATTTAGTTCTATTCTTAATACAGGAAATTTAATAAGTTCAGGTGCAGATGCAATTATAACAATTAGTCCTACAGGTACTGGTACAGTAAATATTAATCCAGCTGGTGGTGGTACTATAAACAATGTAAATATTAATGCAACAAATTTAACAACATCTGGTGAAGTATCTATAACACCTAATTCAGATGTAACTATAAGCCCACAATTAAGTGGTACACTAACAGTAAACCCTTCAGCAACAGGATCTTTAAATAATGTGTCCGTTGGACAATCTGTTCCTAAAGCAGGAGCTTTTACTACTCTCATTTCGACGTCAGGAACGTTAAATAGTACTACAATTGGTACAACGACACCTGCCAATGCTGGATTTTTATCCGCAACGGGCGAAAGTACGCCTACAACAGGTAAACACTTGACCAATAAAACTTATGTAGACGCAACTAGTATGGCATATTCTATTGCGTTAGGGGTATAAAAATTAAATGGCTAAAAAGAAATTAAACAATTATATATTTCAAACAGGAATTCCTAAAAACGGGAATAATTATCCTGTAGCTCATAATCTTATCGATAAAAATAAAGAGTGGATTAAAGATGAAATGATGGGTTATATCGCTGAGAAAACATCTCAAGATACAGCCGCTGATTTATATCCTAATATATCTAACAGAATTACAAACAATAAAACTTTTATTAAAGATGAAGTATGGGCCTGGGTGGCGGCACAAGTTGCAGGTAACATTGCTCCATTTGCCGGTTATACTAAAACTGAAGACACTGTAGAAACAGATGTAGAAGCAGTAGTAGAAGCTATTGCACGTGACGTTAGATATGGTGGAAATGAAAATTTAAGACTTCAATCAGGTACATATTTTATAGATGGTGTACTCCAATTAGCTAACAGTGGAGATCCTGAAATCGCATATTGGGGTTATATGCGAACACTTATAAAAGATTCTATTTTACCTGGAGGTGCATTTGGTACTTTACAAACTAGTACATCTTACACTCCTACAGGAGCAACATATACGCCAACAACTGGTGATATGATTTTAACTATTGGTGCTCACACTTTAACAGTTGGACAATCTGTTAGAATTAGTACACTTGGTTTAACTTTTACGTGTGCAATGGACAACAATGCAACAAATCACAGTTATCCAAGAGCATCTGGTTCAGCCGCACCCGGTGGTGCTGATTTTTTTTATAATAAACCAGTTAAAGTTACAGCTAAAGATTCAGTATCAATTACTATAAACGTAGGAGTATCAAGTAATACAACAGCACATACTTTTGTAAGTGCTACTTCTGGTAGTGTACAAAGTGGAACAGTACAAGATTTAACAGGAACAAATGCTGAAAGTGCCGGTGTTACTGACTTTGATACAAAATTAGGACAATTAATTGAAACAGTTGACAATGGAATTGTTCAATTACCTGCTCTTACAAGTAGTTCTTATGTATTTGAAAATTTTACTTATAATTCAGATAAGTGCGATAGAGATTATGATTTTATTCTTGATGCATATCTTAATGATTTACGTTACAATGGTAACAAACAAACAAGATTTATTGCTTCTAAATTCTGGGTAGGAACAACTCCTCAAATAGATGGAGATAGACAACCAGAAGTTGCCGCAACAGATTGGGTTAGAGATTTATTAATTAATTACGTTTTACCAAATAAATCTGTAACTTTCACACCAACAAATGTAGTATACACTCCGACAACTGGAGTAATGGTATTAACTATTGGATCTCATCCTATGTTGGTTAATGAATATATTAGAATTAATACAAACAGTTTAACATTTACTTGTGCAATGGATAGTCATGCGACTAACCATACATATCCTAGAGCGTCTGGATCAAATGCACCTGGTGGGGCTGACTATGCCTATAATGAACCAGTTAAAATTACATCAGTAAGTGCAACATCAATTACTGTAAACGTAGGAACATCAACTAATACATCAGCACATACTTTTATAAGTGCTACTACAGGTGCAGTAACACAATCAAAACAAAATCCAGTTGTTACTACTCAATTTACAGATGGAAATAATTCTGAATCAAACGCGACAAATAGAATAGTAACATTGTCAAATATTATTTCTGATGTAAAAGCAAATGGTTTAGATAATTTACCAGCATTAGAAAAAAATGAAGTATCTAGTTTAAAAGTTGTTAATCCAGGTGGACAAATTAATCATGAAGATATTTTATTAATTACTAACACTACAAGAAATACTGTATTATATAATTTTGCTGATGCAAGTCTTGGCTGTACAGTTGAATATGAAAAAGAAACTGACGATGATTTTAAAGCATTCTTACACGGTAGTGATACTGTAACTACAATATTTTTAAATGCTGATACTTCTAGCCATACAGTTGATGATGCAGTATCAATTTTTGTAGAAGGCGGCGAACTTAGAACAAGACCATTTGATTTTGGTACTGACGCAATTGAAAGATTTAGAATTGCAAAACCACAATCAATGATAGATGCTGACTTTGAATATGGTCTTCAGCCAACCAAGTGGCAAGCAATTGGAACACAAAGAGGTTATCCATCAATTTACGAAGTACCGGGAACAGATATAGATATCGCATCAGTAACAACTGACGCATCAACTGGTACAGCAGGAATAGGTGCATCATTAATAACTGTAACAACAGTTGGCCCTCACGCCATGTTATCAGGTGATCCTTTAACTATTATAGGTTTTGCAGGATCAGGTGTAGAAGGGGCAGGTAGAGCACAAGGTTCATTTGTTGTAAATTCTGTAACATCTAATAAAATTTTTACTTACTATGCAAAAGCAAAAGTAGGAACAGCAAACGGTCAAACAATATCAACTAAATTTACTCAAATGCGTAAAGGTGCATTTTATACTGGAGCAGATTTAGGAGAACCATCGTTCTCTGTTGTATCACAAGGATCAAGTGGAGCAGTTGCAACTTCATTAAAAGTATTAGCAGGACAATCAATTGTTCCATTTACAGGAGCAACTCCTCCAACAGGAGCTCCAGTTACAGGAACAGGTATCGCAACAGGTACTCAAATTACAGCAATTACTGGTACAGGTGGAGCTTTAGTTAGTCCAAAAATTAAAGGAGATTATGCTTCAGGTGTAACTCAAGTTGAAGTTGTAGATCCGGCAGGTATATTACAAAATTCTGTATTGGATAGAGGAGATGGTTTTGGTACAAATATTATAAACGTTAATGGAGCAGTATTAACTTTATCAAGTCCTTTACAATCAAGTTTAGTAGGTGATCAAACAGTTTATTCAAATGTTGCTGGATTAAACAGATCACCAAATGGTACAAGTGCAACTTGGCAAATAAGTTGGACAGGTGGTGCTTATACTGTTGTACAAGGAATAACTGGAACAAATTATCAACTTGGTGATGCAATAACAATTCTTGGAACGGCTTTAGGTGCATCATCTCCAGCAAATGATGTAACAATTAATATAGACAGTGTAGATACTGGAGGAGAAATTCTTACTTTCAGTTATTCAGGAACTGCATTTGATGGTACAGGATCAGCTTCAGACATTACTGGTAGCGTACCAGGTGGCGTAGGCACAGGTGGAGAATTTAATATTACTAAAACTAATACTTCATATGCGGTAGCATTAGCAAGTCAAACCTTTACACTTTTAAATCCTCAATATGCAGGTGGCGGTGGTACTGGATCTATTTGGGACATAACATTCACAAATGGTGTTTATAATACTGTTACAATGTCAAACGGTGGATCTGGTTTTATTGTTAATGATACAATTAGAATTGCAGGAACAGAATTTGGTGGACAAGGCGATCTGAATGAATTATTAATTAGAGTTACTGGTGTAAGTTCAGGAGTAATAACAAGTCATTCATCTGCAGGTACGGCTCCAGATGCAACAGTAATATATACAAATCCAGCATTTACTACAAGTGGTTCAGGTACATTAGCAACATTTAGCGTAACTAGAACAGGAACGGCTTATACAGCAATTATTACAGCGCCAGGAACTAATTATGGAGTTTCTGATACTATAACAATTGATGGTGGAAATTTAGGTGGTGCATCAACAACAAATGACTGTACATTAACCGTTGCAACTATTGATGGTTCAGGTGGAATAACAAGTGTAACTCCTACTGGTTTAGCTGTTAATACAAAGACTATTGCTGGAATAACATCAGGTAATAACTACGTAGGTTCAAATGCTCAATTTAGTGTTACTAATCCAGTGGGTGGTAGCTATACTAGTATTACAGCAACAAATGTAGGACAACATTATACATTAGGTCAAGAATTAACAATATTAGGAACACAATTAGGAGGTTTATCTCCTACACACGATTTAACAATTACATTGGCAACAGCGTTAGGAGCCAATGATGCAATTGTACAAGGTAATTGGACTATTTCTGGTAATGCTACAGATGGTCCCGGTACATTAAATTATGTAGCAAATGACATATTAAAAATTAACGGTACAGCATTAGGCGGAGCTAATATTACAAATGATGCATACGTTAGGGTGTCTAGCGTAGACGCAGAAGGGTCGATTACAGGAGTAGCTGTCACTGGAACCGGAACAGATGGTGATGTAACATATACAGAAGTACCAGAATGGGATGGATCAACTATACCAGGATGGACTACAAGTTTAGCAGGAACAGGTGCAACATTTACAATTCAAAGAATAGGAACGGCTTATACAGCTACAGTAGTAGCAACAGGTTCGGGATTTGTAGGGACAGAAGCAATAACAATTTTAGGAACACATTTAGGTGGTGCAACACCAGCCAATGATGCTTCATTTACAATTGATACTGTTAATGCAGGAGCAGTTGCTACTATAAGTGCAGTAACTGGAACAGCGGCTAATACTCAATTATACACAAACGCACCTACAGAAAAAAGAGTAGGTCAAGGTGAAGCATTTGATATTAGTATCACAGGTGGAAATTATACTGTAGATCAAATTTCACAGGCAGGTACAAATTTCTGGGTAGGACAAATAGTAGTAATTCCTGGAACATCTTTATTTGGTTCTTCACCAGCAAATGATTGTTCAATAGAAATTACATCAGTAGATGCAGTATCAACTGGTGGAATTACAGGTACAACTGTAACTGGAAGTGCTAACACTGGTACAGGTGCCGCAGGAACAATGTTAATTGGTACTAATAGACCACAAACAGGTATTGGAGCAGTATTCTATATAACTAGATCATACACAGACGATTCATCAACTACATATACAGAAGCAACAGTTTCTAGTTTAGGAACAGGTTATAATGTAGGAGATCAAATTGTTGTTAGTGGAACAGCATTAGGCGGAGGAACTCCTGCACATGATTGTAATGTTACTGTTCAAGCTATAAATTCATCAGGTGGTATATCACAATGTACTCACTCAGGTAGTGCAGTAACAGGAACAGGTGTAACAGTTTATTCATCTCTTACTTTATCAGATGTAACTACGCAAGTTTTACCAGCATCATCTACAATAACTTATAGTGCAATAGCAACTATACAAGTACAATTTTTAACTCCACATGGTTTAGTTCCAGGAGATGGTTTCTTAGTAACTATTGGATCTGATGATGGAAGTAATAATCACTTATTAGCATCAGGACCATTCCTTGTTACAGAACTTCCAGCAACTAATCAATTAAGATTTCAAGCTAGATCACCAGGACAAATTACAGATCTTAACTGGTCTGGATTCGTATATGTTAGACCAGATTCATTCTTTGTACATAGACCATTTGATGGAGGAGTACAATTAGGAACAGGTGGACCACAACACGGTGCACAGGCAATAAGACAATCTAAAAAATATATTAGATATCAATCAGGTAAAGGTATCATGTATACAACAGGTGCCTTGTTTGCTCCATCTTATGATATTTTAAATGTTGTAGCAGATGGTAAAACAGTTGGATCTGTAATATCTGTTACTACAGATGAAGTTGACCACGGATTACAAGTTGGTGCAACTATAACATTAATTGGAATAGCACAACAAGAATTTAATGATGATTATATAGTAATTCAAATTGTAAATGAAAGAACATTTAAAGTTACTGCTAATAGTTCTTTAAGTATGTTAACTCCAGAATTTAAAGATCAACCACAAGTATCATTAAAATATTGGAATGGTGCAACTGTAAGATCAGGTATATTTGATGATCAAAATGGAATTTTCTGGGAATATGATGGTGTAAACTTAAATCTTTGTCAAAGAACAGCTACAAGACAATTAGCAGGAACAATTTCAGTAAATCCTGATTCTAATACAATTACAGGACTAGGAACAAGATTTAGAGAACAATTAAAAGCAGGTGATAGAATAGTAATAAGAGGTATGACTCACGTTGTATCTAATGTTGCAGATAATTTAACAATGAATGTTACTCCAGACTATAGAGGAGTTAATCCAGCCGCTGGTGTTAAAAGTTGTTTAGTATTTGATAAAAAAGTTAAACAAGAAAATTGGAATTTAGACCCTGTCAATGGAACTGGACCTAGTGGATATGATTTAAATGTATCTAAGATGCAGATGATAGGTCTACAAATGTCCTGGTACGGAGCAGGATTTATCGATTACATGACAAGAGGTGGTGATGGTAACTTTATTTTCTGTCACAGAATGAGAAATTCTAACATTAATACAGAAGCATATATGAGAACAGGTAACCAACCTGTGCGTTATGAAGTTACTAATGAAGGTCCAAATGGTAAACTTTCAGATAATATAAATGCTGGAGATACAACAATAAGATTAGTAGATGCTTCTTTCTTTCCACCAAATGGCGGAACGCTTTATATAGATAATGAAATTATAACATACACAACTGTTACTGGTAATAAATTAACAGGTGTTACTAGAGCAACTCAATTAACTAACTTTTCTTCAGGAGCCACTAGATCATATACAGCAGGTCCGGCGGCTGAACACTATAGAAATACTGGAGTTGTATTAATTAGTAACACGGCAAGTCCAATTATATCTCACTGGGGATCATCTTACATAACAGATGGTGACTTTGATGAAGAACGTGGATATTTGTTTAGTTATGCGGCAACGAATACAGAATTAGAAACTACGAAAAAAACTGTGTTCCTAATAAGATTAGCACCATCAGTTGCTAACGCTTTAACAGGAGACCTTGGAGATAGAGACTTGCTTAACAGAGCCCAGTTGCTACTTGAAGGTATAGAAATTACAACAGAACCTATGGCTAGTAACCCAGGTTCACTGGTCTTACAAGGAGTGCTTAATCCTCAAAACTATCCATTAGATCCAAGTGATATAGGTTGGACGGGACTGTCAGGAACTGCACAAGGTGGTCAACCATCGTTTGCTCAAATAGCGGCAGGTGGTTCGGTTAACTGGAACGGTGGAGCTACTCAGGTTACTGCAACAGCAGACACATCGGCGGCAATTTCAACTCAAGTTACAAACAACTGGTGGAATATGGGTAGTTGGTATAACAATTATTCATACTGGTTAAAAGAAGATGGTCCAGGAAACAACAATGGTTTTGATGGCAGAGATATTAAAGTAGGAGATTCAGTAAGTGGTGGTAGTTTCCCAGCAGGCACAATTATTACAGAGCTTTATGAATATTCTTATTACTATCTAGCATACTACAGTAATAATCACGGTGGTATTCCGATGGGAACAGCAATTACGTTTTCTATGGGAGGTACATTAACTAATACAAACTACTTGTACATGGATCCAACTTCATGGGAAGCTTCAAATGCCACACAAGGTACAGAATTACAAGACACTAATTTTCCATCTGGTACATCTGTTATTAGTGTAGACCCATTAGGAAGATATGGTCCAGTTGCTACTGGTACAACTTATTATAAAGTAACGTTTTCACAAACATCAACAGCGGCTATTGCCGCAGGTGCAAGTGTAACGTTCTTATTTGGTAATCCACCATATGCACAACCAGGTGAAATGATCTTTTCATTCGTTGCACAACCAGGTGAAAGAGCAACATTATCTCTTGCTCCGATCAAGGAATTGACTAATACTACATTAGGTGGAAGAGGAACATTTCCTAATGGTCCAGATGTGTTAGCAATTAACGTATATAGAACAGGTGGAACTGGAGCAGTTAACGGTACAGTTACACTGCGTTGGTCAGAAGCTCAAGCGTAATTATTTCTTTTCAGGATTGTCTTTTTTTGATTGGCTATCGCCTTTTATAACTCTATAATTATCTTCGGAATGATCAGGTGTGCTAACTTCGGATACGCTACCATGATCAGATACTAATTCTAATTGGTGAGGCATTAATGGTGGATTATACCAAGTTTCTCCTTCTTTAAAATCTTTAGTATATAAAGTTGCATCTTTAGTATCAATCCAATGTAATTTAAATGTTCCACTATTGCAAAACCATGTTTCATCTTTATCTTTATGAAAATGCATACTAAATTTTGCACCTTTTTTAGTAAACACCATAATTTTTCCACAGTATTTGTCGCTAGAAGCCCATATTAATTCATAGCCCCAACCCATTTCTCTTTTACCTAGTTTATTGATCATCAATAAATTCCTTAATTGTTTTCCAATTAATGTTTATATGTTTATTTAATTTTGTTAAATCGGCGCAAGTATAAGTTTGATATTGTTTGCTTAAATTTAATGGCATAGGTATTGTTTCTAACTTGGCATTGTATTTTTCAGCAATAATTTTAGCTACTCTTAAAAAACTAGTAGATTTACCAGTACCTACATTAAAAATACCACTAATATCTTGCTCTAACATTTGTTGATGTACTTTACATACATCACTAACACAAACAAAATCTCTAAGATAATTTTCACTATTTTCAAAAATTTTAATTGATTTATTTTCTTTAGCTTGTTTTGTAAATTTAGTTATAGGAGATGCTTGATCTTTTTTATCTTCTTCATGATGACCATACACATTAAAATATCTAAATCCTTGTACAAGAATTTGAAATCCATCTTTATCTACAGATTCTATAAAACGATCAAAGAAATATTTGCTCCATGCATAAGCATTCATTGGGTACACAGGACCTTCTTCATTAAAATTACCTGTAGTTCCATATACACTAGCAGAGCTGGCATATTGAAAATTTGTTCCCATACTATCACATAATTGTAATAATCTCATACTGAAATCATAATTTTGTTTCATTATTTTGTTTACATCGGTTTCAGTAGTTGTAGAAATTGCTCCTAAATGAATTATCCAATCATATTTTGATGGATCTGGAAAAGAATTTTCTATATAATCATAACCTTCTACAGTATGTCCTTTGGTTTGTAAATGTGCAAACAAATTACGTCCTATAAATCCTTTATATCCTGTTATTAAAATATTCATTAGTATCCGTCTGTTTGCCAATCTCTAGTTAATTTACATATTTCTTCTGGTATAGACAAATAAGAATATTTGCTATCTGGAATTGGTACAAAATTAATATTAATTGCTATTCTAACTTTTTCATCTGTACAAGTAGAACCTGAATGATTTAGATAGCTAGGAAAAATAACCATTGAATTTGCAACACTAGGTATTTGTACACCATTTTTAAATTCAGTATATCCATTATTAGTATTAACATAAAATATTGCTGTAAGTGAGCAAGGATGAATAGTATCTACATGGTATCCGTGAACAACTACTTTATCGGCTTTTGGAACAAGATTAGCTTTAATTCTAACAAAGTTTATTGGATCTAAAACTGCAAAAATTGGCATTAAAATTTCCCAATTTTCTCCTTGTGTAACAATTTTACTAAATTCTTGAAATTGATGTACAAATTGTTGTTGATATTCTGATGTACCTGGTTTTGCAGTGGCCTCACCTACAACATAATCATAGTAATACCAAGGAAAACTTTTATCCATTATTCTATTTCTTAATTTTTCAAAATCTTCAGTACTTAATACATCATTAACAGTTATAATTTTATCTTTCATTTTTAATTTTCTCTATTATATCACTTGTAGAATGTCCTTCTATTCTTGAAAAAATTTTAACTTCTGCAAGTTCATTTCCTATTACTGTTTCTACAGTCCAATCACCACCTTTTACTATAATATCTGGCATAATTTCTTGCATAAGATTGTGTGGATTATCTTCTTCAAAAACTTTAACTTCATCTACCCACGGTAACATCATTAATTGTTTAATTCTTTTATCAACATCATTAATAGGTCTATCAGGACCTTTTATTTTTTTAACACTAGCATCACTATTAATTCCAACAATTAATTTTTTACCTAAACTTTTTGCATATTTTAATAACTCTAAATGACCTATATGTAAAATATCAAATACTCCATTAGTAAAAATAACTCCTTTTTGTAAATCATTTAAAGTAACAGGAACAACACCACGTTGTTCTACATTTCTAGCTGATGCCATACACGCCAATTTACAACATTCAAATATATTAATATCTTTGGATATACCATAAGCTAATACACTTAAAAATGTATCTCCTGCGCCTGTAACATCAGCAACATCTTTTGCTTTTTCTTTTAATAATTGATATTCACCTGTAGTAGATAATACATGAGCACCATTACTACCATCTGTAACTATTAACCATGTCCATTGATGATCTCGCATAAATTTAAGAGCATCACTAATTGAAAATACACCATTCCATTCTTTGTATTCTTTCATATTAGGTTTAACAATATAGGCACCATCATAGGTATCTGCACTTTGTTTTGGATCTATTATTACATATTTTGTTTTTTCTAATAATTTAGATATTGTATCTTTTTTAATAACACCTTTACTATAATCACTAACAATTACTATATCATTTTCATTACAATCAACGGTAATTTCATTAGAATAGTTTTCTTCTTTATCTAATCTTAAAACGTGTTTACCACCTTGACCTATTATTCTTGTTTTAGTAGTTGTAATAGAATGGTTATAATTTAATTTAGGATGTATATCTTTATTCAAAAATAATTTTATTAATTTTTTACCTGCTTCATCTTGCCCTACTGCACCATATAATTCGCAAGGTACTTTTAAATTTGCAATATTAACTGCAACATTTCCAGCACCACCTATACTATATCTTTTATTATGTTCTTTTAAAACTAATACAGGACCTTCAGGTGAAACTCTGTTAGCTTGACCTTCTATCCATACATCTAGCATAATATCGCCTATTATTTTAATCATGTTATAAATTTAATCATTTTAAAAACTGTTTCTAATTTTGTTTGATTAGTTTTATTTTGTAGTGTTTTTCTTAATCCTTGGTGCAAAGGTTTAGGCCATCTACCAAAAGTTACCCAAGAATAACCATCATGTTCTTGATTTAATTTAGGTATAAATTCATTTTTAACTAAACAGAGATATGTGTGATATAAGAAATTTTCATCATTACTGATAAAAGTTTCCATAGGAATTGTTTTAATAATTTTTTGATCGCCTATTTCTTCTTTAATTTCTCTTTTCAAACCTTCCCACGCATTAGAATCAGTAGTAGTTGTTCCACCAACTAAACCCCATACGTGATTTTGTTTACTTTGTGTTCTATGTAATAATAAAAAACGTTGGGTGTCTAAAGTATAGAAAAGTGCTCCGCAACCAATTATTCTCTGGGTCATGTAAATAATTATCTTAAAGAGAGATGTTCCAGGTTCCTTTACGATATTCGCCTTCGAAACTTAATAACCAATTTATACCATCCCATTTATATTGAATACCTGTGTTGAGATTGGTAATATAGGTAGGTGAAAATGCTGTAGAATCGTCTAAATTATTAGCACTTGCATTAAAAATTATTGTCCAATCTGTTCCATTCCATTCTATAATATCATTAGCTTGAGCTATCAAGTCTCCTGCACCACCTTTCCATGCATCTGGTCCGTCTGTATTTTCTGTATCGCCTATAGGTCCTAATAACAATAATCTTTGACCTGCTACTTTTGTAGTTGATGGATTATAAGAAATAGGATCTATTACAAAATCTACTGTACCTCTTGCATCTGCATAGCCTTGAATAACGGAATCAGTAGGAATAGAATCCGTGTCCCAATTTATAATTAATTGATTTTCATTTAAAGTGTTTACTGCAAACGTTCCAGTAATTCTTGTACTAACATCTTTTCTATTCAGATATATTGTACTAATTCCTGCTTGGTAACTACCTGGTAATCTTTCTAATAAAGAATTCCAATTCACATTTCCAACAACACCTTTTTGTATTATTTGTGCAATATTATTCATTACAAGTATATCATATTGAATACCTGTAGTTCCTACAACACTATCAACATCTGCTTTGAAAGTTTCACTAGTATCAATTGTTCCATCTGCTGTTTTAACAATGTCTGCTTTAATACTTTTAGAATAATCGTCTTGATATGCTTGTAATTCAGGCATAGACTGACTAAGGTCAATGTTACCTGTTTTTTCATTATATATACTAGTAATAATTTGTGTTACTACTCCTAATTTTTTAACCTTAGTTGGAGGACTTATCCAAATAGGCGTTGTAAATCCTAAAGTAGCTACATCTATTTCACTCTCTGTTCCAGTTGGAATTGTTCTTCCACTAAAAATAACACTTGTTAAATCTACTACACTTAAACTAGTCCAATCAACATAATTGTCTGTAGTTTGTATTTCTAAACTTGGATTGAACAACATCATAACTTGTTCTAAAATTTGTAATTTTTGTTCTGTGTTTGTAGACCATATATCACAACTTACTCCTAATGTATAAGGTGTAGGCATTAAACGTTCTACTGTATAATTTTGTCCTTGTGTATTTAGGTATTCTTTTCCTGCTTCATCATATTGTCTTTCTCTTACATGAATTTTACTAATATAAGTAGCATCTGCTAATCTATCTCTAGCCATTTCTAAATTAGTAATGTATATTGCCATTCTTGGAGCTGATGGAATTTTATTTTCTGAATTATCTCTAATAATATGAGCAACTTGTCTAGTCATATCACCGTACATAACAGGTATTTGTCTTAAAACACCATCGCCATCTTTATAGCTAAAATTACTCATTAGTCTAATAATTTGAGTTATGTATCGTCTAATTTGTCCGTCGTAAAAAAATTGCATTATTTCTTCTCTGTTTTTTCTAGTTTAGATGGATAATTTTTTTTCACTGGCTCATAAAAAGTTCTAACTTTACCCATCCAATTTCGAGTAACTTTTTTAAGTCCTACTGCTTTTTCTGTACCAGGTATAGGTATTCCAAAAAATTCTTTAATTCTCATTAACCATCCGCCTTAGGTTTAAGTGCTTTAGATAAACTTTGTCTTTCAGTTACATCTTTTCCACCTATTGTATTAGTTGCTGTATTATTAACAAAACCAGTTTTCATAGTATTTCTTGTATCTGTATTTGTTAATGTCATACGTAATGAATCTTCCATTTTAACCCATCTAGCACCATCAAATCTAAATAATCTATTTGGTAAAAAGTCTGTTCTTAAATAATAGTCACCATTAATAGATCCTAATGGGAAAGTAATTCCATGACCAAACACTTCTCCGTTAGGTGCAAGTCCATCACCTATTAAGTATCCATCATATCCTTCTCTTTCAGGTGTTTGTTGTACTCTATCTGCTAATTCATTTTGTGTACTAGCATCTAGTGTATTTGTATCTGTTGTAACAAGTTCTGTTCTTCCTTGTTTATCTACTTGTAATGTATATAAATGGCTAGTTTCGTATCCGCTTTTTTTAGTATCTGCTTCTGCTTGAGCAACAACGGCAGTATTAATTTGCATTTCTGCTTCATAAGTGGATAATACATCTCTTAATGTTTGACTAGATCCTTCTTCTGCAGGTAAATCTAGTATACCTTTAAATTCTTGACTGTCTACTATTTGTTTTAATTTTACTCTATATAAATGAGGATACCACGATACACTAAATCCTTCTGCCGCCCTACTTATATCTTCTACTACATAGTATCTTTTTAACGCTAAATTAAAATCATTAAGAGCGTGTTCATCTTTAAGATGTGGTAATTCGAATACATCTCCTGGCATGACTTTTCTACCTAAAGTTTCTACAGATGTAGATATAGGAATAGTCATAAACAACGTATCATTTTGTAAAAATAATCCAAATTGACTCATATCAAAGTCAATATCTTGTACGTTGTAAATGCCTCTTAATTGATAAATGCTAGAATCATATTTTCTATCCCTATTTTCAAGGAATAACATATCTTGAATATTTGTTTCTTTAACAGCATCATACCTTGGTTGGCTAGATGTTGCGTCTGCTTCTTCAGGATTCTTAGGACCAAGGTATTTGTGTACAAATACGTCAGTACCTCCCACGGTAAACATCTCATTAACCGTCCTATCTAGAAACGCATAGTCATGACCCTTCTCTGGTTTATATAGACTTATTCTTGGCATATGTTATATTTATTCATAGGCAGGTACTTGATAAATATCTATAGAGAAGTATTATATGGCAGATTTAGCTACACAAAAACAGGAAATCTTTGACTACGTATACAATATGCTAGGTGGTGGCATGGTAGAAGTAGAGCTAGATCCACCACATTATGAAACAGCTTTACAAGATTCTCTTGATAGATTTAGACAAAGATCCGACAATTCAGTAGAAGAAAGCTATATGTTTCTCCCTACTGTAATAGACCAAAACGCATATACTTTAGGGCAAGAAGTAATAGAAGTTAAAAAGATATACAGACGATCAATTGGTTCTAGAACAGGCGGTGGAGACGGTGGTACATTATTTGAACCATTTAATTTAGCATATACAAATACCTACTTACTAGCAAGTACAAATATGGGTGGGTTATCAACTTATAACTTGTTTACACAATATCAAGAACTTGTAGGAAGAATGTTTGGTAGCTTTATTGAATTTAAATGGAATACTACTACTAAAGAATTAACATTACTACAAAGACCTAGAGCAGAAGAAGAAATTCTATTATATTGCTACAATTATAGACCAGCTACAGAATTATTAAGAGATTATCTTGCTAAAGAATGGCTTAAAAGATATACTCTAGCATTATGCAAAATGGCGCTAGGACAAGCAAGATCTAAATTTACCACAATTGCAGGCCCACAAGGTGGAGCCGCTTTAAATGGTACGGCACTAATCGCAGAAGGACAATCCGAAATAGAAAAACTTGACGAAGAACTTAAATTACAAGTTGCTGGCGGTCAAGGATATCACTTCACAATTGGTTAATAAAAACATTTGACATTAGTACTATTATCCGTTATAGTATTAAAATGATCATCGGTATTTGTGGATTAATGGGTAGTGGTAAAGATACAATAGCTAACCATCTTATTCAAAAACATCAATTTAAAAAAATTTCATTCGCAGATAAATTAAAAGAATCTGTTGCTACAATGTTTGATTGGGATAGAACTATGCTTGACGGTCAAACAGATGAAAGTAGACAATGGCGAGAAAAACCAGATGAATATTGGTCTAAAGAAGTAGGTCAATCTATTACTCCAAGATTTGTATTACAAAAATTTGGTACAGAATGTATGCGTGATAATTTTTATGACGGTATATGGGTTAGTATGACTAAAAAGAAAATTTTAGATAATCCTAATACTAACTGGGTTGTTCCTGATGTTAGATTTGAAAATGAAGTTAAAATGATTAAAAGTATTAGTGGTCAAGTATGGTGGGTAAAAAGAGGTGAATTACCTACATGGTTTAGAGTTTATCAAGACATAGGTGTTGAACCTAAAGACGTACATCCTAGTGAATGGTCTTGGGCAAAAGCTAATTTTGATAAAATTTTAGACAATGATTCTACTGTAGATAATCTTAGAAATCAGGTACAAGATCACCTTGTTTCCATTTAAATCCATGTTTGTGTAAAGTTCTTTGACAGTTAGCACATACCGTTTTAAGGTTTTTAAAATTACAATTAGTTAAATGTCCGTCTATATGATAGACGTTAAACTGCTCTGATAGATCACTTTTATATCCACATTTATCGCATTTTGCTTTCATACGATATCCTGCATTAAACCATTTAGGCATTCCATGACTTGTTCCGCCATACCTAATACAAGCCTCACATTTTTTTCTATAAAACGTTATATCCTTTTTATGATAGTTAATTGCACAAGGATTCTTACGACAATGGTTACATAAAGGTCTCATATAACGTATTTACCTGCCCTTTTCAGACCCTTTTGTAGACTTAATTATAGCTTACATTTCTTTGATATAGTATAAATAACGTTAACAAAGGAATTATAAGCAGGAGATTATAAAATGGCATTAGTTTCACCAGGAGTACAAGTAAGCGTAATAGACGAAAGTTTCTATACACCGGCCGAACCAGGCACGGTGCCAATGATATTTGTGGCAACAGCACAAGATAAAACATCAAGTTCAGGTACAGGTACAGCACAAGGTACATTAGCCGCAAACAGTGGTACAGTTTATCTTATGACATCACAAAGAGAATTAGCTGAAACATTTGGTGATCCAATTTTCAAAAAAGATGCAAATAATAATCCTATACACGCAGGTGAACTTAACGAATACGGTTTACAAGCGGCTTACTCATACTTAGGTGTAGCCAATAGAGCATATGTAACAAGAGCGGCAATTAATACAGCTGAACTAGAAGCAAGTGCTACAACGGCAACTGCAAATCCTGAATCAGGAACTTACTGGATGGATACTGCAACTACAAAATATGGTATATTTACTTGGAATAGTAATGCATCATCTACTACAGGTGGTCAAACATTTACAAACATTATTCCAACAGTATTAACTGATACTACACATCTTTCAGGTGGAGCAGGTTCAATTCCTAAAACTTCATTTGGTGCACAAGGTGATTATGTAGTTAATGCTACAACTACGTACAATGATTTTTACTTCAAAGACTATGATAATTCTTGGGTTAATATAGGATCAGCGGCTTGGAAAAAAGCCAATGCTACAGTAACAAGTACAATAGCAAATCCAACAGTTACAAATAGTAAAACAATGCTTATTAACAATACTCCAGTAACATCAGGTGGTACAGATGTTGCGGCAGTTGTTACGGCAATTACTGGTAATGTTACAGGAATTACTGCTAGAGCAGTAGCAGGTAAATTAGAAATTTACAGTGACGGAACAGATGGTTCTTATGCAGATACAGTTGTTATAGCAAACGGTGGTGGTACTCCAGGATTAGAAATAGAATTAGGAATTACAGCAAGTACTTACAATATGCCTCAATATAAAGATCAAGCTCATACTAGTGTTCCAGATTTCAAAAATCCAGCAGGTGGAAATGGTGCTTCAACAGGAAGACCAACAGGTTCTATTTGGCTTAAAACAACAACTCCTAATTTAGGAGCTGATGCAGAAATTAAAAAATTTAATGGTACTACTAAATTATGGGAAGATATAACAGCAACTTTACATTCAAGTGGTAACAATGCTATCTACAATTTAGATAGATCTGGTGGCGGAAATAGTCTTGCTGTTGGTACAATATATTTAAATCATAATAATGGTACAACAGAATCAGACCTAAGACCATACAGAAGAGCAAATTCAGGTAACACATCAATTACTTCAAGTGTAATTGCAACGCAAGTAACAGGCGGTACATACGCATTTAATATTGCTGAATCAATAGTTGGTCAAGATGCAATGTCATCTGCGTCTACTATTTCAGTAACAACTACAGCGGCTACAACAGATGCTGATATTATTGCGGCAGGAATTAATGGTGCAGGAATGGTTAACGTTAGTGCAACTGTTGACAGTTTAAACAGAGTTGTAATTTCACACAATGACGGTGGTGAAATGCATATTACTGATACTGGCGGAGTGTTAGCACTTGCTGGTTTCTCAAGCACAACAACTAATATGGAATATGAGCCAGGTACAGATGCGGCAACAAATCCTAAACAATGGAGAGCTTCTAACTGGAAAGTATTAACATATACAGCTTCAGCAACGGCTCCTACAGCACTTGCGGCAGATGGTCAACTTTGGTATTCTTCAATAATTGATTCCGTTGATATAATGGAACACACTGGTTCTAAATGGGATGGATATTTAACTGTAAATGCAGGAACAGATCCAGCAGGACCACAAGTAAAAGCTACAGCACCTACTACACAATCAGATGACACAGTACTTGTAGCAGGAGATATTTGGATTGATTCATCAGACTTAGAAAATTATCCTAAAATTAATAAATGGAATACAACTTCTCTTAAATGGGTTGCAGTAGATAACAGCGATCAAACAACAGAAGATGGAGTAGTATTTGCAGATGCTAGAAGTTCAACTGCAGGTGCAGATACAACAGATGCTACAATTGTTGCTTTATTAACAAGTGATTATGTAGATACTGATGCTCCAGATCCAGCATTATATCCAAAAGGAACATTACTAGTCAACTTACGTAGAAGTGGATTTAATGTTAAGAGATTTGCAAGAAATTATGTAGATACTACAGCTAGTAACGTTAGAATGGCTAACGCATCAATGAGTGGTTACTATGCTCACAGATGGGTTACAGAATCAGCTAATAATTCAGATGGTTCTGGTGCATTTGGACGACACTCACAAAGAAAAGTTGTTGTACAATCACTTCAAGCAATGGTTAATAGCAACCAAGATATTAGAGATGATGAATCTAGAATATTCAATTTAGTTGCGGCTCCAGGTTATCCAGAATTAATTGGAGAACTAGTTAGCTTGAATACTGACAGAGGATTATCAGCATTTATAGTTGGTGATGCTCCATTTAGATTATCTTCAGATTCAACATCATTAAGTAATTGGGCAACAAACATTAACTCAGCAACTGAAGACAACGACAAAGGTCTTGTAACTTCAAATGATTATCTTGGAGTATTTTATCCATCAGGATTTACAAGCGATAACTTCGGTAAAAATGTAACTGTTCCAGCAAGTCACATGATGCTTAGAACGATTGCTTTAAGCGATCAAGTTTCTTTCCCATGGTTTGCTCCAGCAGGAACTAGAAGAGGTACTATTACAAATGCTACTTCAACTGGTTATATTAATAGCGAAGGTGAATTTACTTCATCAGCATTAAATGAAGGTCAAAGAGATACATTATATTCTAATAATGTTAATCCAATTACTTTCATAACAGGTGCAGGTTTAGTTAACTATGGACAAAAAACTAGATCAGGTGCAACATCATCTTTAGACAGAATTAATGTTTCAAGATTAGTAATTTACATTAGAAGTCAATTAAACAAATTGGCTAGACCTTTTGTGTTTGAACCTAATGATAAAATTACAAGAGACGAAATTAAAGCTCAAGCAGACAGCCTATTACTTGAATTAGTAGGTAACAGAGCATTATACGACTTCTTAGTAGTGTGTGATGAATCAAATAACACACCTGCAAGAATAGACAGAAACGAACTTTATTTAGACATAGCAATAGAGCCAGTTAAAGCAGTGGAATTTATATACATTCCATTAAGACTTAAAAATACTGGTGAAATAGCAGGTTTATAATAAGATAAATACTATAGGAGAAACAAATGAGTATATCGACACTATCAAAGATCACAGTACCATTGAATTCTAGCCAATCAGCTAGTAATCAAGGTCTATTGATGCCTTAATTACAATATCGTTTTAGAGTATCATTAGAAAACTTTGGTGTATCAACTCCTACAACTGAACTAACAAAACAAGTTGTTGATGTTACAAGACCTAATTTAACTTTTGAAAACACAACAATAGATGTTTACAATTCTAAAGTATTTTTAGCAGGTAAACATACTTGGGAACCAATTACTTTAACATTAAGAGAAGATGTTGCAAATAACGTTCAAAAATTAGTTGGAGAACAACTACAGAAACAATTTGATTTCTTTGAACAATCTGCGGCGGCTTCAGGTGCAGATTACAAATTTGTAACTAGAATAGAAGTAACTGATGGTGCAAATGGTGCCAATGTAGTTAATATTTTAGAAACATATGAATTATATGGTTGCTATGTTCAATCAGCAAACTATAATACTTTAGCATACAACTCTAGTGAACCAGTAACTGTTACGTTAGTAATGCATTATGATAATGCTATACAAACACCACAAGGTACAGGAATAGGTACGTCAGTGGGCAGAACAGTTAATACTTTAATCACTGGTGGCGGTGCATAATAACAAAATTTAAAATTCCACTAATAGAGGAGGCGCTATGGCGCCTTTTTTATTCTCTGCCCTGTTTTTCTACTCGATAAATACTGTATATGGCAAATTTACTAAACGGATTTTTGGATAACTTAAAAAGCGGTGTCCTGTCACCAAAAGGTAATCTTGGTGATTTCGCTCACGCGGCTAGATTATATGTAGACGATAGTTTTAGACTTGCTCCAAAAGTAAAATTTTTATATCACGTAACATTTAATTTAAATAAGAATATTCCAATAGCAAATCCTCCAATATGGAAACACGGAACAGAATTGAATATGTTAGTAAAAGGTGTTGAATTACCTAAATATTCTATTGATACAGACACAGTTTTTGCATATAATAAAAAAAGAAAAATTCACAAAAAAATTCAATATGATCCTATAAACGTTGTATTCCATGATGACAATTATGGTGTAACAACTGCATTATGGGAATGCTATTTTAGATATTATTTTAAAGATGGTAATTATGGAGCTCTTAATACTATGGGGCATCCTGATGCAGGTATACCTAGAGAATTTAATAGAACACAAGGAGGTCCATTTAATAGAGGAAATTCTTATTTGTCATCCACACATAATAGATATAGATTTGGTTTAGATGCAGGATCTTATGAACCATTTTTTCATAGTATTCAAATATATCAAATGGCTAGAAAAACATTTACTTGTTTTACATTAGTTAATCCTATAATTTCTAGTTGGACACATGATTCACTTCAAAATGGAGAATCAGGTCCATTAACAAATATGATGGGCATAGAATATGAAACTGTATTTTATAGCAGAGGTAAAGTAGTTCAAGGTAGTGCACCTAAAGGATTTGCTTTAGAACATTACGATAAAACTCCAAGTCCTAATTCATTAAGTGGTGGCGGAACTACAAGTGTATTTGGTCAAGGAGGAATATTAAGTGGATTATTTAATGACGGTACAGGACCTAACACATACATAGGCAGTCAATTAGGTGCAGGTGGAGGTAAAATGACTTTAGGAACTATTATAAGAACTGCTAATAGAATTAAAAATGCTAAAAATTTATCTAAAGGTGGATTAATGCAAGAAGGTTTTAATATACTAACAGGTGCAATTGGAAAAATAGGTGGTACATCTGATTCTTCTTATGGTGTTGCTAATACTGTTATTGGTAGATCAGTACAAAATGTTAGAGGTGGAATAGTTAAAGCAATTAAAGGATTAAAATAATATGTCACAAAATATACCAAGTACTACTGAAAATAATTCAGAAACTTCAGTAAAACAATTTTTTAATAAATTTTTTACAGAGACTATAACATTTCCTAGTAATCAAGTAGATGCAGTTGTAGGATTTTTTGAATCTAAAGGATTTGATAAAGTTGCTAGTATAAGCACAGCTACAATTTTATTGCAACAAGCAAAAATAGATAATGTAAATGTATTTCAATTAATTGATACATTAAAAGGATTAGAAACAGCTAGATTAAGTTACATGGTAACAGAAGTATTAAATCATAATAGATCAAAAATTTCATCTTTAGGTTATAAAATAACCGATTCAAACGAGGCCACTCAAAAAAGAAATATAGTGGTATAGTCCATGAAGCGTTATCTAAGTGGCAAATTCAATCCTAAAAATCCTGGCAAATACATAGGTAATAGATCTCCTTTATATAGATCAAGTTGGGAATTCGCTTTCATGAGATTCTGTGATGAAAGTCCTAGTATTAGTAAATGGGCCAATGAAGCAATTAAAATTCCTTACAAACACCCTTTCACAGGAAAGTTTTCAATTTATGTTCCTGATTTCTTTATAGCATACACAGATAAAAAAGGAAAAAGCCACGCAGAAGTTATAGAAATTAAACCTGAAAATCAAACTAAAAAAGAAAGTTTAGGTGAAAGCAAAGCTAATAAAATACACTATGTCATCAATCAAGCCAAATGGCATTCCGCTATAGCATGGTGTAAAAACAAAGGTTTTAGATTTAGAGTTGTTAATGAGAAAGACCTTTTCCATACTGGAAGACGCGGATAAAATTCTAAATAAATATAGTAACATATAATTATGACCAAAAAATTAGAAGAATTATTGGATTTGCCTGAATCTAAAGAAATAGTAGATGAAGAAAAAGCTAAAGAAGAAGAAAAAGCTGACATTAAAAAAGTAAAAATTGAAGACCACGAATCTACTAAAAGGAACATAGCAGAATTAGACAAAATAACATCCGCTTTACCTCAAGTAAAAGGACTAGGAGATATGACTGATACAGAGGTAAATGATATTAGTTCTAGAGCCATTGATGCATATGAAGATTTAATGGACTTAGGTATGAACGTAGAAAGTAGATATTCCTCTAGAGTATTTGAAGTAGCAGGACAAATGCTTAAAACAGCCCTAGATGCCAGGGTAGCTAAAATAGATAAGAAGCTTAAAATGGTTGATTTACAGTTAAAGAAACAAAAACAAGACTCTAAACAGGGTGTTGATGACACTACTAACATAGTACAGGGCGAAGGATATGTCATTACTGACCGGAACAGTTTACTCGAGAAGTTGAAGAAACTGGCTAAATAATGCATATGAGCAAAAGTTTTAAAGAATATCTAGCTGAAAGTAAAAGAACTTACAATTTTAAAGTAGGTCTAGCAGGTGATCTTGCAGAAGGTACTGTTGACAAACTTGAATCAGCTATGCAGAAATACAGTGTAGTTAAAATGAGTAATGGCAAAAAAACGCCTATTCAGAAAAAAGCATTAGATTTTCCTGCATTAGAAAATACAGAAGTTACATATTTTGATATTGAAGTTGAATATCCAACAACTACTTCTGTACTTGAAGAATATTTAAAACATACATTAGGTTTAGCTGAAAATCATATAGTAGTTAGAAAACCTGGTGACCCTTTAGTTGCTCAACAAGAAGAGCCAAAAGCAGGTGACGGAAAAGCTAATTTAGAAAGTGAATATCCTAAAGCTGATCCTAAAGCACAACAAACAGTAGGCAGTTCTAGAGTAATGGAATTACTTAAAGATTTAGAAAAAGCTAGAAAAGAAAGACCTAAAGAAGACGCGGCGGATGCCATTAAAGATATTAAGGCTCCTAAAGATGCAAAGATAATGGAGAGATAAAAAATGGATATTAGAGATTTTATAGGTAAAGTAAACAAGATTCAAAGCAAAGAAGAAAACAGAAAAGAAGCTAATAAAGAAACGATAAAAGAGTCAGTTCAGTTTTCTATGGTTGGTGACAATCTTGGTGACATTCAAAACTTTTTACAAATTTTTAAAAACGCAGGAGTAGAAGCACCAAAAATGGATGCCGCTACTACTACACAAGACGTAGAAGATATAGTTCAACCTGAAACAGATGCTACTGAAGATAAAATTCCAGGAGATAATGAAACTAATTCACCTCATCCAGAAGTTAAAGATACAAACTTTATGACAAAGGATATCGCAGGTGGTATTAATAAAGCTAAAAAGACTTATCCAAAAGTTTCATCTGGAGACAATCCAATGGCTATGGAACAAGAAACTGTTGATTTTGTTGCAAAAGTTAAAGAAGATATAGCAAGTCAATACAAAGAATACAAAGCAAAGTAGTTTTCAAAACATATTCCACCCCCCAGTTTACTACTAAATATTAGTATGTCAATGAAAAGTTTAGATGGTGTATTAACCAAAAAAGCACACCTTAAGGAAAAATTTACAGAAAAACAACTAGCAGATCTCACTGAATGTACAGATCCAGAGCAAGGGTTTAGACATTTTGCTAAAAATTATTTTCATATTCAACATCCAGTAAAAGGTAAATTACTATTCGTACCTTATGAATACCAAGATAGACTTTTAACAAGTTATCATAATTTTAGATTTAATATTAATATGCTACCGCGACAAAGTGGTAAAACTACTTCAGCCGCTTGTTATCTATTGTGGTATGCTATGTTTCATCCAGATCAAGTTATATTAATAGCCGCACATAAATTTGCAGGCGCTCAAGAAATTATGCAACGTATTCGTTATGGATATGAATTATGTCCTGATCATATTAGAGCAGGTGTAATAAATTATAACAAAGGTTCTATGGAATTTGAAAATGGAAGTAGAATAGTTAGCACAACAACAACTACAAATACTGGAAGAGGTATGGCAATATCATTATTATATTGTGATGAGTTTGCTTTCGTAAATGCCAATATAGCTAGAGAATTTTGGACTTCTATTTCACCAACATTAGCAACAGGAGGTAAAGCAATAGTTACATCAACTCCTAATTCAGATGAAGATATGTTTGCAACTTTATGGAAACAATCTCAAGATAAATTTGATGAACATGGTAATGAAGCAGAACTTGGGGCAAATGGTTTTCATGGTTATACTTGTATGTGGAATGAACATCCGGATCGTGATGAAGAATGGAAACAACAAGAATTAGTTAGAATAGGAGAAGAAAGATTTAGACGAGAATATGGTTGTGAATTTTTAGTTTATGAAGAAACTTTAATTAATAGTATTTTCTTATCAACGTTAGAAGGAAAAGAACCTATATTGAATATGGGACAAACACGTTGGTATGAAAAAATTAATTCAGAAAGTATTTACGTAATAGCATTAGATCCTGCAATGGGTACCGGTGGTGACAATGCCGCAATCCAAGTTTATGAATTACCTAGTTACAAACAAGTCGGCGAATGGAAACATAATATGACTGGTATACCACAACAAGTTAGAATTCTAAAAGACATTTCAACTTATATAAAAGATGAATCAAGAAATCCTAATGGTTCAAATATATATTGGAGTGTAGAAAATAATACAATAGGAGAGTCAGCATTGTTAGTAATTCAAGACTTTGGTGAGGACACTATACCTGGTATGTTTGTAAATGAGCCTATTAGAAAAGGTCATATTAGAAAATTTAGAAAAGGATTTAATACAACACACAAAACTAAAATAAGTGCCTGTGCAAGATTAAAATCTATGATAGAAAGAAACAAAATGACAGTTCATAGTAAACCACTAATTAGTGAACTTAAATCTTATATAGCATCAGGTTCCTCTTATAGAGCTAAAACGGGTGAACATGATGACCTAGTTAGTGCATCTTTATTAGCTATGAGAATTATACAAGTATTAAAGGATTGGGATCCTAAAGTATATACGTCATTTAGCCAGGCAGACGAGGATACAACAGAAAGAGTTATACCACTGCCGGTGTTCGCAAGTTACACAGGTTGATAAATACAAGATATATGAATACAAAAGTAGTTGCAAACGATTTATTCAATAAAATTAGGGGACGATTTCCATCTGTCACTTTGGGCAATGATGCGGGAGAAGTTACTAATAACCCCGAAGAAGCACGTTATTTTGACTTCGATTTTAAGGAGGACGGAAAGCAACTAGGAAAGGTAAGTATTAGTATAGACGACAAAGATGGTCTAGTAGTACTACATAATACGGATTTTATAGAAAATGCCGATAGTGGAGTAAAGCATAAGTGGTTTGAGTTTCTTAAAGAACTAAGAACCTTTGCTAAAGCAAGAATGCTTAATTTTGATACAAGGGATATTACTAAAAGTAACCTTGAAAAAAGAGACTATCAGTTTTTGAGTCAAACACGGAGAGATGGCAAGGAAAATAATATGAGTGAGTCTAATATATACGGAACTACAAAAACTAGTTTTCAACCTATTGGAAATGCACGTTTAGTTATTAAACATTCTGCTCCAATAGATATGACAGTTGGTGGTGGTAGATCTCGAAGAATAGAATCTTTATTCATTGAAAGTCCTACAGGAGAAAGATTTAGATATCCCCTTAAACATCTTAATGGTGCGAGAGCAATGGCACAACATATTTCAAATGGCGGTGTTCCTTATGATGATTTTGGGAAACACATAGCAGGATTAAGTGAAGAACTTTCAAAATTAAAACAATTTAAAACATATATTAATCGTTCAGCTGTAATGGCAGAAGGTCTTAAAGGTTATCTATCTATTGTAGATGAAAGAGTAGAAGAAATTAAAAGTACCTGCCAAAAATTACAAAAAAATTCATATTATTCAGAAGCAATTAAAGATTACAAAACAACAGAAATTAAAGAAGTACCAGAAGAAATTAAACAAAATTGGGTAGACGAATTAACAATTAAAACTTTTAAAGAAGAATTAAAAGATGTATTTCCTTACATTTATAATTTAGTTTCAGAAAAAACATCATCTACAGAAGTTACGCCAGAAGATTTTGAAGAAGCAGGAGGCTTTCAAGGAGAAACAGAACCTCATATGCTTCAGTATGATTTAGCAGGTGACTACGATAGAGAAAGAGGCGTATCAGATCAAGACGCTGAAGCAATTAAAGCCAAATTAGCAGACGCTGGTATTACAGCAGAAGTACATCCAGATGAAATGCGTTATAATGGAGTTCATATTCATACATTATCATCTGCAGAAGAAGTAGAAAAAGTTTTAGGTGATATGATTGAACATATTGCTGACATAGGAGATTTTGATCAAGCATTAGATTCTATTGTGGGCGAAGCAGAAAATGGTTTATTTTCATCTGATCCTGAAGAAGCTAAACAATCATTATCAACATTAAATAATTTAATGGACAAACATTTCCCTGCAGGAGTAAATGGTGTTAATGGTTTAGAAAGTTTACAAGGTATTATCGACGATAAAGAATTAAACGATCAAATAGTGTCAATGGGTAAAGAAGATAGTGATACTTGTATAAGAGGTACAATAATGAATTATATTAAAAGCAAAAGACCAGATTTAGCTCAAAGTATTAATGTAGGCGATATGAGACCAGAAGGAGAAACATTAACTTGGGAAAATATTAAACCTTATGTATCTGTACAAAGAGACGCCGATAATAAAGTTCAATATCATGTATTAGACAAAGATGAAAAAGACATATTTGTAACACATGATTCTAAAGAAGCAACACAATTTTTAAGAAACAATTTTAATGACTTAAGAAAAGGTACAGCAAAACCAGAAATGCCAGCAGGTTGGGAAGATGATTCCGGTAATGTTTCTATAATGAAAGGACCAGATGGCAAAATTAGTTTAGAACCAAAGAGTGATGGTCCAGGAAAAGAAGAAGAACCAAAACTTGATGATCCAAAAAATTTAGATGAATTTATTAAAAGCCATTTTGATTATACAACTAACAATTTTCCAAAAGGTGAAACAGGTCTTTTAACAGCAGTTGAAAAAAGATTTGGTGAAAAACACGTAAGAACTGCTGAAGCTATTATCCAAAAATTAATGACGGGCCAAGATAGAGAAATTAATAGAATAAAAAAATTGGCTGGCGTTTAATCCTAAAATATTATCCAAAAAAAATACTTGACTAAATAACAATGTTAATATAGTATTGACATTATGCTTGTCTTATGCTACATTAACAATAAGGCACAATTAACAAAGGCTAAAAATAGGAGGCTTATATTATGGCAACATTAGCAGACATTCGTGCAAAACTTAAAGAACAAGAAGCACGACAAGGCGGCGGAAGCCGATCAGGCGGAGACAACGCCATTTTTCCATTTTGGAATCTGAAAGAAGGAGAGCAGGCAACTGTTCGTTTCTTGCCGGATGGAAATAAAGAAAACACTTTTTTCTGGAAGGAACGTTTAATGATTAAACTACCTTTCCAAGGTATTAAAAGTGATACAGACTCTAAACCGATACAGGTTCAAGTTCCATGTATGGAAATGTATGGAGAAACTTGTCCTATACTATCAGAGGTTAGAGGATGGTTTAAAGATCCCAAGTTAGAGGATATGGGAAGAAAATATTGGAAGAAAAGATCTTATATCTTTCAAGGTTTTGTTGGAACAAATCCTTTAAATGAGGAAACTACACCAGAAAATCCAATTAGAAGATTTATAATTGGACCACAAATTTTCCAAATTATCAAAGGTGCATTAATGGACCCAGACATGGAAGATTTGCCAACGGATTCAGTAAACGGTGTTGATTTTAGAATAATCAAAACTAGCAAAGGTGGCTATGCAGATTATTCAACTTCGACTTGGTCAAGAAAATCAAGACCACTTTCTGAAGAAGAAACTAAAGCAGTTGAACAACATAGTTTGTGGAACTTGAGCGACTTTCTTCCAAAGAAACCATCTGAAGTAGACGTTAAAGTAATCAAAGAAATGTTTGAAGCATCTGTGGATGGCGAAGCATATGACCAAGAAAAATATGGTCAATACTTTAGACCAGCAGGTATTGGTGCAAGAACAGGTGATCCAGTAGCAACGCCAAAAGCGTCTACACCGGCTCCTAAAAAGGATACGGTTCAGGAAACGCCAAAGTCTAATGCTGATACTACTAAACAGAATAGTAAAGCTGAAGACATTTTAGCGATGATTAGAGCAAGACAACAAAAGTAACTTAATTAATATGGTGGGGATTAATTCCCCACTATACAATATTATGAAAAAAGAAATTAAAAAGATAATAGACTGGATATTATACAAACAAATACCTGCTTGGATATTGTTATTAGTAATAATAATCTGGATCTTAATATAGGATAAAAAATGGCAAATAAGGCGTTTGACGTATCAAAATTCAGAAAAAGTATTACAAAAAACATTCAAGGATTAGGCATAGGGTTCAACGATCCAACAGATTGGATAAGCACAGGAAACTATGCGTTAAATTATTTAACAAGCGGTGATTTTAACAGAGGTATACCTTTAGGAAAAGTAACAGTATTAGCAGGTGAACCACAAGCAGGAAAATCTTATATAGCATCAGGTAACATTATTAAGTCAGCACAAGAACAAGGAATTTTTGTAATTTTAATAGATTCAGAAAATGCTTTAGATGAAAAATGGCTACAAGCACTTAACGTAGATACAGATGATAAGAAACTTTTAAAATTAAGTTTATCCATGATAGATGATGTAGCAAAAACTATATCAACATTTATGAAAGATTACAAAGAACAATATGCAGAAAATAAAATAGATGCACCAAAAATTTTATTTGTAGTAGATAGTTTAGGTATGTTATTAACACCCACTGACGTTGATCAATTTGAAAGGGGTGATATGAAAGGTGATTTAGGTAGAAAAGCAAAATCTTTAACAGCACTTGTAAGAAATTGTGTTAATATGTTTGGTAGTTGGAATGTAGGACTTGTTGCAACAAATCATACTTACGCATCACAAGATATGTTTGATCCCGATGATAAAATATCAGGCGGACAAGGATTTGTATATGCATCATCTATTGTAATAGCAATGAAAAAATTAAAGTTAAAAGAAGATGAAGACGGTAATAAAATAACAGATGTACGTGGTATTAGAGCGGCTTGTAAAGTTATGAAAACAAGATTTGCAAAACCGTTTGAGTCGGTACAAGTTAAAATTCCATATGATACAGGCATGGATCCATATAGTGGATTAGTAGACTTATTTGAGAAAAAAGGTATTTTAGTCAAATCGGGTAATAGATTAAAGTACGTCGGACCTGACGGAAAAGAGCACTTAGATTATAGAAAAGCATGGACCGGAGATAAATTAAAGATGTTAATGGATGATTTTGACCAGATGCAAGATAATCCAACAGCAAAAGAAATTGAAGAAGAAACGGAGTAATCTATGCTAGATTCTAACAAAGTAATAGAACTATGGCAGTTCTTTAAAGAATATCTAGATCAAAAACAAATAGAAGTAATTGCAGAAAAATACGTTGATTTATTAGCAGACTACGGAGTTTCAGATGTAGAATTACAAGATGCAATAGGTCATGATGATATTTTAGATGATGCAATAAATTATTATTTAGATGTAGATAATGAGGATAAACACGACGACGAATTAGAAGATTATTAATGTCAAATTGGTATACAAAAATATCTAGAAGTACTGGAGAAATACCTGAAGCTATTAAGTATTTTGAAACTGAATTACAAAGTGCAAGAACTGAAATAAAAATTAGAGGTAATGTTGAAAAACAATCAGCAGAATTACCTGGTGTAGTTGAAAATAGATTCCATCAATTACAAGAAATAGAAGCAATATTAGAATACTTAAATATAGAATTAAGAAGATTAAGAAGCAAATTTTTCAAAAAATATTTAGAAAATTATCAAAGAGCATTGTCTAGTAGAGACGTAGAAAAATACGTAGATGGTGAACCAGACGTTGTTGACTACGAAAAAATTATTAATGAATTTGCATTATTGCGTAATAAATGGTTAGCAGTAACCAAAGGATTAGACCAAAAACAGTGGCAAATAACTAATATAGTTAAGTTAAGAGTTGCTGGTATGGAAGACGCAACCGTTTAACACCTTCCACCAAACTTCCTCCAAATAAATATTACAAAATAACCATGACTGAATTCAAATTGCCAAAATTGGAAGGTGACAAATCATCCGGATCACATATAATTTATTATAGTTGTGACCCTAATTATTGGAATGATTACGGAATATACTTGGCTAAAAGCACTACATTTTACAACCCCGATGTGTATTTGCACATACATATTTTATTCAATAACAAAGTTGAACATATTAATAAACTTAACGATCCAAAAATATCTTATTCTTACGAACTTGTAACTGATAAATTTTTAAATTCATTAAAGTTAACTAGCAACACATATTATAGAACAAGAAGTTATGATTTACTACATACAAAAGATGAAAAAATAGTTAAACAAAAAATATATTTTGCTAGTATAAGATTTATTAGAATAAAAGAACTTTTTAAAAATAGCCAACACGTATTACAACTAGATGCTGATGGACTTTGTCGCAAAAAATTTAATTTAACAGACTTTGAAAAAATTACAAAATTGCCATCAGCAATGAGAAAACCAAAAGATCCTAATACATTAATTGCAAGTTGTATAACACCTGGTACAGGAATAGAAAGTTCTAAATTTAAAACTAATTTAGCTGTACAAATGACTACGGCTTTTGCTGGAGAAATTTATTGGTTCATAGATCAAGTTATATTAAAAAAAGTTTTTAGTAAATTTAAATTTGAATCTATTCCTTATCATTGGAATGCTTGGGGTTTTAAACCGGCAGATATATTCAGTACAGCAAAAGGTAAAAAGAAAAACAATTGGAGATACCTGGATGTAAGAGCAAATTGGTTAGATAAAAAAGCACGAAAAGAATATATTTTAAATTGTACAGAAGGTAGAAAGAGAAACTTACTTAACAAATGAGAACGCAAGGTTACATAATTTATTTGCCACATCATAAAAATAGTGTCCTATGGAGTGATGAAGCATTAAAATCTGGAAAAAAATATAATTGGAATTTACAATTATTTCCTGGCGTTGATGGCAAAAAAGAAACTCTTAAAGATTATGGTTTAACAATATATCAAAAAAATAAAAAATGTAAAAGATATATGTCTAGACCAGGCACAGCCGGTTGCTTTTTAAGTCAATGGCAGTTATGGAATATGTGTTATAATACTAATAAAACTATAGCAATATATGAGCATGATGTAATTTTTAAAAAGCCAATGGAGCAACAATATAAATTTAATGATGTAATTAAATTAGAAGGATTTAATAAAGCTAAACCAGTTGCTGGACAGTGGTGGGAAGGTGCAAGAGCATATCTAATTAAACCAAAAGGTGCTAAAAAAATAATTGATTGGGTTACACTTAATGGTGCTATGCCGGCAGATTGGATGTTAAATGATGGTATAGTAGATGTTAAATTTGACGTAAACAAAGCAGTAACATATAAACAAAGAGCATTTAGCTTTACAAAGGATTTAAAATGAAACAACTAATATTTCAAGTTGCTGTTGGTAAACAAAATATATTATATGAAATTTGTATTAAAAGTGTAGCAAAGTATTGTAAAAAATTTAATATAGATCATATTGTATTAAGAGAACCTAAATTAAAAATTAGACCAGATTTAAATAGAACAGGACGCAGTAAAGAAGCAGTTGAAAGATTAGGATACCTTCCTATATTTGAAAAAGAAAATGCATTTGAATATTTAAAACCTTATGATCAAGTATGCATTGTGGATAGTGACATATACATTAAAGATACTGCACCTAATGTATTTGACGAACTACCGCAACAATATGATTTTGGTGGTTGTGTTGAAAGAGAAATGCCTTTAACTAAAAAATATTTTAACAAAATAAGAAAATATTCTAAAAATGCTTTTCAAAATTTGACAGATGTTGAGTGGGAGTGGACCGATAATGGAGCAAAATTTATTAATATGGGTTTAATGTTAATGAACAAAAGTATGTTAAAATACCTAAATAATGAAACGCCAAAACAATTTTTAACACGCCCAGAGTTTAAAGATTTTGTTGATGGAGTAGGTTTTTACAAATGGTCAACGGATCAAATGTTATTAAATTGGTGGGTTAAAAAATCTCAAATGAATACTAAATTTTTAGATTGGAAATGGAATGCTTTATATACAGCAGTACACGATCATAAATTAAAAGAAGCATACTTTGTACATTTCTTTTTAAAAGATTTATTACCTAATAAAGGAAACGAGATAGAAAGATTATTAAAATTAATATGATACACATAGTAAACAGAATAATGAGTACTAGAATTCCTAACCTACGTTATACAATGCCAGGGTTTGGAGATGCAATACATACAATTCTTTTAGCTCACTTGTATGGTAAAGCACATAACGATCAAGTTACAATGCATTTAGACAAAGACAAATATAATAAAGATAAACCAGGAACTCTGGCTCAATGTATTTCTTTGTTTCCTAAAAATACAATTTTTGTAGAAGGACACGATAAGTGGTTTAAAGGAGATATAGAGTTTGTAGATTATATTACAAAGTTAAAAGGAAAATGTATTGGACACTATTATAAAGATTTTCCTAATAGTCATAGAGTACAAAAAGTTGTTGAACCTTTCTTTTGGGCTGATGACTATCTTAATAATGGCTATCCGTGTTTGTCAGCAGAAGATATGAGTCACGAAATAAAGTTACCTAAAAAGTTTATAACTGTTCAATGGGACGCAGGTTCTAAAAATAGAAAATTATCAGGAGAACAAATTAATGAAATACACAATTCTTTTAAAAATAAAGGGTGTGAAATTGTTGTAGTAGGTGGAGAAGCTCAAGGAAAATTAAGAAGATCATTAAAACATATAGGGTACGCAATGTCAAAAGCAGATTATCATGTAGGTGTAGATAGTGGTTATATGCATTTAGCTCAGCTATATTTTAAACCAGAAAACATCTACATATATACTAATAAAAAAGGAAAATGGGAACATCATTTATTAAGATTTCATAAAAACGGTTCCAAAGTTAACGAAAAATTTGTATGAGTATAGACACAATAAATCATAATGGTAATTCTTTTTATAGATTACAAGCCGAAGGTTTTGCTTCACAATTTGCATTTTCATTTGCAAAAAAACTTTGTAAAGGTGAAGGATTAGACATTGGTTGTCATAAAAAAGAATGGGCTTTACCTGGAGCTACACCTATAGATAAAATATTTGAAGACGAATGGTATGCAGAAAATCTTCCAAACAAAAAATATGATTATATTTTTTCTTCACATTGTTTAGAACATTTAGACGATTGGGTAGGAGCATTAGATTATTGGACTGAACATTTAAAAGTTGGTGGAGTTATGTTTTTATATTTGCCTCATTATGAACAAACATATTGGCGACCATGGAATAATAGAAAACATATTCATATACTAGAGCCTAAATATTTAAGAGACTATTTCAAAGCAAGACCTTTTCATAACATATGTGTAACTGATGGATACGATTTAAATTATTCTTTTTACGCTGTAGCGGAGAAAAAGTAATGATGTTTGGTAGAAATCCAGGTACAGATAAAACCTGGATGAGAATTCCTAAAGATAGCATTGGTGCAGAATTAGGTGTATGGCGTGGAGATAGTTCTGCAAAGTTTCTAAACAATGCAAAACACATACATTTAGTAGATAGTTGGAGTACTATTACATATGAAAACTCAGATGAATTTGGTAATTATCAAGCCTATCTTGATAGGTATTCTGTACTTGTAAAGTCTAATAATCCAGAAGATTTTCAAAAATACTATGACAAAATTTATAATAGTGTTGTAGAAAGATTTAAAAATAGTCCTGTAACAATTTATCGTATGTCAACTAAAGAATGGTTTGAAAGTTTTAAAGAAAAATTAGATTGGATATATGTAGATGCTAGTCATAGCTTTGAAGGATGTTATTATGATTTAATAAATGCTGTAAAATTTATTAAGCCAGGTGGACTTTTATTTGGGGATGATTATGGAGATAAAAAACCTAATGTAAAGAAAGCTGTAGACAAATTTATTGCAGAAACATCTTATGAATTTAACAATTTTCATTTAGATCAATTTGAGGTTAAGATATAATGCACCCTACTTCAATGGAAAATATGCGTCTAGCAAAGACAAAAATACCTGATCTAGGAAACAAAATAACAATAGTAGATGTAGGTGGAAGAGGAACAAAACAAATACCTGTTAGATCTTATCAAAAAGTTTTTAAAGACATATACAAACATTATTACGTTGCCGATATAAATGAAGGTCCAGGGGTTACTCATGTTATGCCAGCACCATACAAATTGCCATTTAAAAACGATTCAATTGATTTAATAGTATCTGGACAAACATTAGAGCACGTAAGAAATCCTTTTAAAATGGTAGCTGAAATGAAAAGAATTTTAAAACCAAACAAATATATGATATTAATAGCACCTAGCACAGGACCTAATCATGATGATATAGATTGTTGGCGTTTCATGGCTAACAGTTTTGAATCAATAGCTCAGGAGTGTGATATTAAATTTATTGAATCTTGGATAACAAATGATGCTGTTTGTGATAAAAAAAGTTATAGATTTTCTAGTAGACGACATATTTGGTCAGATCATACATTCATAGGACAAAAATATAGAAAGTATCAAATGGGAAAATAATGGTAATGACAAACAAAGATGCGGCGGAATGGCAAAAACAATTAGACAATTTACAAACGTCTACTTTAAAAGAAGTGTTTTTAAAACATAAATGCACTAAAGGTATATTAAGTTATGATGAAATTTATGACGCTGACTTTAAAAAATTAAGAAATAAACCAATTAATATATTAGAAATAGGTGTAGATCGCGGACGAAGTATAGCTGTCTGGTTAGATTATTTTCCTAATGCTAAAATTTATGCTATAGATATTTTTGTAAGAAAGCATGAATCTCATATTGAATCTCTTCAAGACAACAGAGTACAATATTTAAAAATAGACAGCACTGATCCAGATGTATACAATCAAGTTGCACAATGGAAAACTAAATTTGATATTGTAATAGATGATGGTAAACATACTCCTGAAGCAAATGCATTAACATTTAAAAACATTATTCCTTTTTTAAAACCAAATGGCATATATTATATAGAAGATATTTTTCCTATAGACCAAGTAACTAGACCCGAACTTAAAAATTTAGGATTTGGTATTAAAAAATTCTTGAAGAGGCATTTTCGAAAAACCAATAATGAATTTACACAAGACAAATGGAAAATATTTACTAATGCTCTTAAAGGATATAAAATTGAAAAATTTGATCATAGAAAAAAAAGCAATGTATTAAACAGTTACATTTACAAAATTACAAAATGAAAGCATTTATAATAACAATATTAGATACTGAAACGCCACTAGAATATAATAAGCATATATCAGCACCAGTGGCTACGCCACAAAATGAAAATAGTATTGCTTACAGTAATAATGTTATTAAATCTATTAAAGAAACAAATTCTGATTTAGAACCTATTCTTTATCCAGCTGTTACTCCTGCTACAATGTGGAACATTAATTGGACATGGCCCTGGCATAAAAAAAGAATTTGTGAAAAAACAAAATTATTATTAAAACCTTATAAAACATATGATATCAATAAAAGAATTGCCGCGGCAGGTAGCCATTATAACTTATGGAAAAAATGTGTAGAATTAAATGAACCAATAGTAATTTGTGAACATGATGCATACTTTACTAGAAAATTTACACCTTTTGATTTTGAAGGAGGTTGTTTAGGATTAAATGATCCTACAAATGCTACACCAAAAGCAGAACTTTTTCATGACACATTAAAAAATTTAGGTGAAGGAGTACACGATGCACCTTGGGTAATGAAAAAAGAAATACCACAAGGAATGGCAGGCAATAGTGCGTTTGTCATAAAGCCATGGGCCGCAAAAGAAATAATTAAAGCACAAGACGAAATTGGTTGGTGGCCTAATGATGCCATAACTTGTAAACAACTTTTTCCATGGATTAAAGTTGTATATCCATACTATTCTAAAGTACAAAACATCAAATCAACTACGTCATTATAAAACTGGGCAATAAATATTGGTAGTACAATGAAAATATTAATAACAGGTAATAAAGGTTTTATAGGTTCAGAACTTTCTAAAAGACTAGAAGAAAAAAATCATAAAATTTTTGGTATAGACATTAAAGACGGAAAAAATATATTTACGGCAGAATTGCCAGAAGTAGAGTTAGTAATTCATTTAGCCGCTATAGGAGGAGTACGTGAATCAATGTCTGATCCTAAAAGATATTGGGATATGAATGTTGAAGGAACTAGAAAAATTTTAGAACATTATCAAAAAACAAGAGTGCTATATGCAGGTTCTAGTTCGCAATATGAACCACATTTAAATCCTTATGCCGCTACAAAAAATGTAATAGAATACATACCTCATCCTAATTCAGTGTGTATGAGATTTCATACAGTTTATTCTAAAACACCAAGATTTAATATGTTCTTTGACAAATTATTAAATGGAAAATTAGAATATGTTACTAATCATAAAAGGGATTTTATTCATGTAGAAGATTTGTGTAGTGCAATATTATGTATTATAGACAATCCATTTTTTAAAGGATCACTTGATATAGGTACTGGACAAAATATTAGAATAAAAGATATAGCACCTAATTTACCTGTAAGAGATATAACGCTGGGAGAACGAGAAGAAACTTTAGCTGACCTTACTAAAATAAAATCCTTAGGATGGGAACCTAAATGGACAGTACAAAAATTTTTAAAAGAGGAGGGATTTGATTTATGAAAGCAGGAAAAATATGGGGACAAACAGAATTAATACACGCCAATGGCGTATTAGAATTTCATAGAATAGATTTTAAAAAAAATGGAGTTTGTTCTAAACATAGACACAAATATAAATGGAATGGCTTTTATGTTGTTTCAGGCAAAATGATTGTAAGGGTTTGGAAAGATGATCAAGGTTTAGTAGATGAAACATTACTTAATGCTGGTGATTGGACAAGAATTAAACCTGGAGAATATCATCAATTCGAAGGTGTAGAAGACGGAATTGCATTTGAATTATATTGGGCACAATTTGATCATAATGATATAGAAAGAGAAAACGCAGGATTTAAAAAGAATGATTAATATTTTTATAGGATATGATAACAAAGAAAAAGTAGCGTTCAATGTGCTATCATATAGTATATTAAAAAATAGTACCAGACCTGTTGCTATTACTCCTGTTAACTTACAAAATATAAAAGACAATTTTACTAGGGAACGAAGTAATATAGAATCAACAGAATTTAGTTTTAGTAGATTTATTGTTCCACATTTAATGAATTATAAAGGTTGGGCATTGTTTATGGACTGTGATCAATTAATGTTAACAGATGTAGCAGAATTATGGAGATTAAGAGATGAAAGATATGCTGTCCAAGTATGTAAACACGATTATATACCAAGAGCTGAACAAAAATTTTTAGGACAAGTACAAACAAAATATGAAAAGAAAAATTGGTCAAGTTTTATGTTAATGAATTGTGATAAATGTACAGCACTAACACCTGATTATGTTAATAGTGCAACAGGATTACAATTACATCAATTTAAATGGTTAGCAGATGAAAATCTAATAGGTGATTTACCTTTAGAATGGAATTGGTTAGTTGGAGAATATCCTCGTAAAGATGATGTTAAGAACGTTCATTTTACAGAAGGTGGACCTTGGTTTGTAGATTATTTGCAATGTGATTATGCAAATGAATGGCAACAATACTTTGATGAATCTAACAAAAGAAATTTAATAAAATAGGAATAATATGAATAAATGGTATGCAGTTGATCACAATGATGCTATCCTAAAAAACTGGATGGCTGGGATTAAACAAGTTACAGGCTCACCAGACCCTAGTGAATATGACCATTGGGATAATATTAAAACAACACCTTTAGTTAATTCTATATCTATCAGGGGAATGACTAATCATAAAATTATTAATGAATGTTGGAGGACTGGTAGAAGTTTTTATTACGTTGATACAGGATACATAGGTAATAATCAAAAAAGAAAAGAATGGCATAGAGTAATTCGTAATAATGTACAACATCAAAAAATAGTAGATGTTCCACCTAATAGACTATTTTCTTTACAATCTTCTCATCCAGAACTTAAATGGAAAGGTTGGAGAACAGATGGTGAAGCAATATTACTTGTAACACCTAGTCCCAAACCTTGTAGATTTTATAATGTAGATCGAGACAAGTGGGTACAAGATACTATTGCAACATTACAAAAACATACTGATAGAAAAATTATTGTTAGAGATAAAGTAGAAAGACGTAAAAGAGTTGGTTCAGGTCATATATTTTCTCAAATAAAAAATGACAACATTTTTGCTTTAGTCACTTATCAATCTATAGGAGCAATAGAAGGAATAATTGCTGGAGTTCCAGCATTTACAGGTGCACCTACTGCCGCTGATCCAGTTAGCAATCATGATTTAACAAAAATAGAAAACCCTTGGTATCCAGATGAGGAACAAATTTGGAGATGGCAAAAATGGTTAGCATACTGTCAGTACACTTCGGGTGAATTATCAAATGGCAATGCATTAAAAATGTTACAAGAAATGGATTTACAATAATGAAAAGAGTAGTTGCATATATGAAAGTTATTCCGCCAGGAAACAAAAGTCCACAAAAGCCTTTAATTATAAAAAATTTTATAGAAGGTGTTAATGCAAGTGGAGATCAGGGTTTAGTTTCTAATGGTTGGTCAATCATAGACGCAGATGTATCTGTTATTCAAGGTTTTGTACATAAGGATTCAAAACAAACACGTCATTTACTTTTAAGAAAAAACGTTTATGAAAATCAAATTAAAAAAGGAAATAGATGTTTAATCGTTGATAGTAGTTTATTTTTATGGGCTGATCCTAAACAAGAAAAAACATATTTAAGATATGGCTTTGATGGAATATTTCCTAATACAGCAGAATATTGTAACAAAGATCCTGATCCTAATAGATGGGAAATTATTAAAAAGAGTCTTAATGTAGACCTTAAGCCTTGGAGAACTACAAGTAGAGATGGCTTTATATTAATTTGTTGCCAAAGAGATGGTGGGTGGAGTATGGAAGGTATGCCTGTTATGAATTGGTTAAAAGACGTCATGACTAAAATTAGAATGTATTCTGATAGACGTGTTAAAATTAGATTTCATCCTGGTGACAAAAATACTGCAAGACATCAAGCAATGATTAGAGAATGGATAAAAGCACGAAACGTACAATTTCAAGGAGTAGAAGTTAGTTGGTCAAAAGATATTAGAGATGAATATGCTGGAGCATTTGCAGTTGTAGGACATAACTCAAGTCCAACAGTGTCTAGTGTAATTGAAGGAATACCTACCTATATAACTGATCCTGTACGAGCTCAATCGGCTCCTGTAACACATCATTCATTTGCAGAAATAGAAAAACCTAGAGAGTTTGATAGAGAATTATGGGTTCGACAAATGGCACAAGTACATTGGACATTGGATGAATTAAAAGATGGTACTGCTTGGAAACATTTAAGGAAGTGGGTTAAATGAAAAATTACAAAGTAGTAACTACCTTTAATAAAAAAGGAATGGATTTGTATGGACAAAGATTTATAGATTCTTTTAATAAAAATGTAGATAAAAGTATACGACTAGATATATTTGCAGAAAATTGTAATCCACAAGGAGATGAAAGAACTACAATTCATAATAGTGAAGTTATTACTAAACTAACAGCTTTTAAAAATAAATGGAAAGACGTTCCTAAAGCAAATGGTATATGTCCATTTCCTGAAAAGCGTCCACGTGACCATCATAAAAAATTTAAATGGGACGCAATAAGATTTGCAAATAAAGTTTATTCTGTATTATATGGTGCAGAAGACGAAAGTGTAGATTGGTTAATATGGATAGATGCTGATGTTGTTGTACATAGTCCTTGGCCCGTCCATGACTTTACAAAATTATTTCCTGATACAAGATGGTTAACATTTGTTGGTAGAGGAAGAGGTTCACAAACATGGCCCGAGTGCGGATTTTATGGAATGAATTTAAAACATCCTTCCTGCAAAAAATTTTTAAAAGATTTTGAACGTGTATATGAAGATGCCGAAAATGGTATATTTTTATTATCCGAATGGCATGACTCATATGTATTTGGACAGCTATTAAAAAGTGCAAGACTACAAGATGCAGATGTACTAGATTATAGCGAAAACATATACAATAAGACTGCAAAGACGGGCGGAGGCGGGCATCCTTTCATCAATTGCGTACTAGGTACCTGGCTTGATCATTTAAAAGGAGATTCTCGAAAACAAAAAGGAACTAGCTTAAAAACAGATTTAATGATAGGTCGTAACGAAGAGTATTGGAAAAATATATGAAGTTTAGTGTGTTTACAAATTTTGGTTCTTTAAATAGTGTTCCAGTTTTTAATGCAGTTAAACAAGGTTTATTAAAATTAGGACATGAAATAGTTGAAAACTCTTTAGATGCAGATGTGGCTGTTATATGGTCATTACTGTGGCACGGAAGGATGTTGCCTAATAAAAGAATATGGTGGGAATACCATCAACAAAATAAAAAAGTATTAGTAATAGAAGTAGGAAGTATTAAAAGAAATATTACTTGGAAAGTTGGTGTTGATGGAATAAATCGAAGAGCTGACTTTGGTCCAATGGGTGCAGAATATAATGGTCCTGACAGAGCAAATAAATTTAATTTAAAATGTAGTCCTTGGAGGACTGATGGTGAACATATATTAATATGTTCTCAACATGATAAAAGTGAACAATGGAAAGATATGCCACCATTAAATGAATATTTGCATGAAACTATTGATAAAATTAGAAAATATTCAAAAAGAAAAATAATAATAAGAACTCATCCTAGATGTCCTGTTCGATTAAATCTAACACACGAAAGTCAAGTAGGAATGCAAATTCCTAAACAAGTAGAAAACAGTTATGATGACTTTGACTTTGATTTAACAAATTGCTGGGCGGTAGTTAGTGAAAGTAGTAACCCAGGTATTACAGCAGTTCTTAAAGGAATACCAGCATTTGTAGGTAAAGACAGTCTTGCATATGACGTAGGAAATACTGATTTCTCCCACATAGAAGACCCAAAAATGCCCGACAGGCAACAATGGCTCCAAGATTATGCATATACGGAGTGGACTACAGAAGAAATAGCAGAAGGATTACCATTTTCTAGATTGACTTTTTGATAATACCAAAGTATAATAAAGGTATGCAACAAATCTCAATCGAATCTTGTTTGGAAATGATGATAGGTTTGAGTGACAAACCAGTTAATCCGCCATTTATTGTATTAGATAAAGACAAAAAAATATTAACTGACATTGCCAAAAAAGTTTATAGAGGTACTGCTTTAACTGATAGACAGTATGCAACTGTAAAAAGAATCTTAAAAACTAGTTATTCTACTCAATTTAAAAATAGAGACATTGATATTCATGCATCATCAACTATATTACGTAAAACATTAAGACAAATAGACAGAAGTTCTTATATTAAAATTGGAAATTATAAAGAATTTGTTTACGATCCTTTTAGTTATTATGCATATGAACCAAATCATAGAGTCCTTGTAATAAGGTTTCCTTTTAATGTTACATATAGTAAACTTATGGGAGAAGTTAAAAAATGTTTTCCTTTTTATAGAACTCATAAACAAAAAGACAAAAACAAATATGTTCTTCCGTATAATGAACGTTTAGTTCATAAAGTAGTAGAGAAATTTAAAGGCAAAATAAAAGATATTGATCCAACATTATTGGAAGTTCATGAAAGATGTGAATACTTTTATGATAATAAACAAGAATTTCTACCAGGAATTTATGATTTCAAAATCAAAAATTGTTTACCAAAAATAGCTGAACACTATGTAAATAAGTTTGGGCAACCTAGTCCTAGTAACTTATTTTTATTTAAAGATAGAAGAGAATATTTAGGATTAAAATATTTTAGTGGACTACATTTAGAACAATCGTTAGCCGATCAAGATGAGTTTACTAAAAAACTTGTTCAACGTAAAGCATCTGTAGTTATTGTTGAAAAGAAAAAATGGGAATTAAAACAAGTAATAAAAACAATGTTTGATTTAAAAAGAATTCCTTTATTGGTAGTTTTACCAGTATTTCCAAAAAAAGATCCTGCTGAATCTTTAGAAGCATCACATAAAATTTTAAAAGACTATGTGGACAATAAAGACATTTCGGTATTGTTTAGATTAGAAAACATGGAATCTGGTATCAAGTTTAACGAATATGTTCGAGAAAATGGACTTAATAATAGTCTTGCAAATAATACAAAAATAGTGTACATTAATAATAAGAAGATTCCAAAACCCTTATTAAGATTTAATTGGAAGCCTGAAGGCGTATTATGTCTTGATACTACAAGGAATTACAGTAAAGTAAATTCTTTTGAAGAGGAGTTCGACTTGGTTGTTCAATATGCTACTGAAGAACATAGTCCTTGGAATCCATATTTTGTTATGGAAAATATATGAGTTGTAAGATAGTAATTAATGATGAAGTCAATGTAAAAATTGAAGGGCTACCTGTTGATGTACGAAGAAAAATAGCAAATAGTTTAAAATGGGAAGTTCCATACGCAAGATACTTGCCTCAATATAAATTAGGAAGATGGGATGGTAAGATTGGTTTCTTTGGTTTAGGTGGTAGTGGTTTTGT